TCAACTGTTTATTATCAATTTGCCTTTAACTTTATATACCGAGCTTATATCACTGACATTCAGAATTATGTCATCGTAATTCTCCCGGTCGCCGGCCACCAGGCGGAGTTTGTCCTCCCCGTCGGCGAGCCGAACTATTCGCAAAGTTACAATTTTTCGGCTGACAATCACATATTCTCCCCCGGGAATAATTGCATCCCGGTCGACAGCCTTCAGCAAGACCACCGCCCCCGGCGGCAGGGCGTCCCCCATGGCACGTCCCATGTAACACATGGCAAGGTCGCACTCGCCCGCCTGAGGGATGACCAGGCTGCTCTCGGCCTCGAGGTGGGCGACGTGCGCGATGGCCTGTTCGGCATCCACATTATAAAAAGGTATCTGGGCGCCGCGCAGTTTCTCGTCCGCAAACATCTGCCCTTCTCCCGTCAGCAGCCACAATTTATCCACCTGCGGGAATTTGGAGACGATGCGGTCGGCCACATCGAGCGAAATGCCGTTATTACCGCGTTTAATCTGGTAGAGGTTTTCGCCGCGTGCAAGCCCGATATGACGGGCGAAGTAGTTGGTCGACATGTTCGCCCATTTGATTACGGCTTCGATCCTCTGCCAATTATTCTGCTTTTCTCGCATTTTATTAGTAAAAATTAAAAAAAATTTGCATCTTTGCACTCCCGGTCCCGTAGTTCAATGGATAGAATATAAGATTCCGGTTCTTACGATATGGGTTCGATTCCCGTCGGGACTACAATTTCAAAATAGCAATCATCTGACAATCTGATGGTTGCTATTTTTATTATTCATGTTTTTGGCTTATTTTTGGCGATATAATACAGGTTTTCACTTCATTTTCCCAAACTTCGTGTGCGTCCTCGTGCTTTGAATGCGTCCACTTCATTACGCAAATATAGCACTTTTCGTCCTATTCTTACCGGGATTAGACACTTTTCTTTCTCCCACCGATGCAATGTCGGATAGGACACTCCTAAAATCTCGGACGCCTCTCCACGGGTACAATACTTTATCTTATCACCCATAGCTGCTTTCACGGCACTGAATGTTTTTTCAGCAACGCTATCCCCTGTCTCCTGAATGAGCACATTTGCAAAGGTACGCAAATCTGATGCGCTAATCAATAGCATCGCGTCGGATTGGCGATCCCGCATAACTTGCATGAGCAAACTATCCATATTCTATAAAAATAGTGGCAACTCCTGTTGCCGTCCGTCAATATGATCTCTTTCCTTTGTTTTAAACCTCCGCCACGAAATAGGCGGATTCGGTTCCCTGTATTTACCCCGCGTGGCTCGGCGCCTGTCGCGCTGCGCCCGCAAAAACTGGAGCTTCCTCTTCGCTTGGTTGATCCGATGATTGCATATGCCGTGTATAATTATCATCAGTTCTTCCCGGCTCAGTTCATTTGTCCATACCGTATAGTCGGCGATAGTTGGCCGCCCTTCCGCCCTTCTCCCCATTTGCTTTTATCGAAATAAGTTGCTACCTTTGGAGTGATGTGTCAAAGGTGGGGCTTGAGAGCGCCACAAACATAAAGGGCTCCGGATCAGGGAGCCCTTTACATTGCCGGTTTGATTCCGGTAAAGGCGATCATAACTATTATTGCCAGTATTACGACCAGCCAAACTATTATGGTTGTAGGCCTTTCATTATATTACTTTTCCATAATTTCTTCTCCGTTTTCTCCAGCTCTTCAAGGAGGGCATCGGCGAAGTCGATAGCCTGACGAGCAATCAGTGTTTCAGCTGGTATGTTTGCGCACTCACCTTTAGCCTGCCAGCCATCAGAGACAAGCACAGGAAACGTAGCTGCCATCATCTGCCCGGCATACACCCTCCGCCAGTACTCCCGGTCAACTGTTAAGTTTTCCTTAATAGTTGGATCAACCTTTTCGAGCTTATCCTCGATATGGTTCCCGTACTCTCCCCGCGCCAGCTTCTCGGCGTAGTCGTCGTCGCGCATCATCAGGTCGGAAGCGTCTTTGAAATCTTCAATGATTTCACCTCGTTCTGTCCATGAGGCGCTTTGCTCCCAATCGCCCATATCAATTAAGGCCAATATGGGCTTCCTGCCGCACCCTTTGCAGTCAAATGCGATAATTCGCGCATTCCTCCCGTCCCTCGTGCACACGGCCGCACCTCGCTTGGCGGCCTCTAAGTCAAATTTTCTCATAATTTTTCAGTTTTTCGAGATTTTGCGAGAATCTCGCTATTTCTTGAAATGTTCGACAATCTCTGCGGCCGTGGCTTTACGCCAATCGCACTCTTTTGCAACTGCATCAAATAACCGCTGGGCGTTGCAAAATACCCACCGATATCTGTTGCTCTTGTTGATAAAGAGTTGCATATAATCGTTCTCGTCGTTCATCGCCGCCAGTGCCTTGAATAGGGCGATGTTAGTGCCGCAATCAATCTGTTTTCGATTGCTATAATTTCCTGTTGGCAAGGGGCATACAACTGAAATAAAAATACCAACAGCGGAAATCCATGGTTCAGGGTCATGCACCTCAAACCACCGAACCGCCTCGTTATAGGTTATGTTGGTTCTATCGACATAACCAATTTTAACTAACCACATTATTAATTCCCTTCGCTCGACCGCATCCTCGACGCGGACAAAACACGGTGTTGTGAATTTCATTTTCTTTTCTGTTTTAGCTCCGCAACACGGTACAATATGTACCAATGTATCTCTTCTCTGAACGATTCTCGCGTCTTTGGAATGCCCCATAGCACGCGGAAATACAACCAACGAAGCGATTCCCGCCGAAGTCGTTTTAGTAGTTTAGTTCTCATGTTCACCTCGTTAATAAATCTCACGCCAGCCGACAATCTCAAAACCGGCCCACGTTGCAAGAGTATTTTCGCAATCCCATACTCCATTATGACGTGACCCAATAGTGTAGTACGGAGTATCAAGACGCCCTATCGCAGCGTATTTCACTATCACATTTTGGCTTGGTTCTATTTTTGAGTACGGATTATTCCACCGCGTCAATTCGGCAAAACACGCTTTATACCCCTCCAGTACGAATGCAGCCGCGTCTCCCCAATTTATGGGGTTGTCATCCGTCCCGGCGGCCGCAAAAGCATAGTCGGATTCTTCGGCTATCTTTTGCGCATCTTCCAATGAAAGTTGTTCGGGTGTTTTCATACCTCGTTCAGTTTTTGGATGAACACATCTTTCCCGTGACATGTGGAGCGAGACTTTTTACAAACCTCATATATTTCACATATTTCACAATGAGCCTGTATCGCCTTGTCTCGAATCCTCTCCTCGGCTTCCTGCTCGGCAAGTTCGACACATTCAATCACCCGGTTCTTCATCATGGAAGGTGCCGCATCGCGGCTATTGCCGACGGCATATTTGTTGATAAATTCCTTTGCTTTTTCGCTTTTCATAGTTTTTGCTGTTATTTTTTCAAAAAGCACATCCACTGCGTTTTGGAGTTCTTACCGCTCTTATGTCCGAAAAGTGGATTTACACCGAATATTTCGACGATACGGCTGGCAGGGATTTGTGTTTCGTTCCACTTGAAGATTAAAACCCCTTCCGGCTTCAGTACTCGCATACACTCGTCGAAACCCTGTTTCAAATCAGTTTCCCAACTGGGAAATAGCCTGCCGTATTTTTGTGCCGTATAGCTTTTTGCACCAAGGCGAACAAGGTGCGGGGGATCGAACACCACAAGTCGAAACGCTGCATCCTCAAAGGGCATATTTCGGAAGTCCCCGACCACATCCGGATGCACTTCTAAATTCCTTCCGTCGCATAGTGTATGTTCTTCATCCCGAATATCCATGAACACCGCCAGCGGGTTATGCTTGTCGAACCACATCATACGAGGGCCACAGCAGGCGTCCAATATTAATTTATCCGTTTTCATATCTATTTGCGGTAAGCCGTTCATACTCGTTTATCGTCCTAAATATTTGTAATGCTACCTGCGGAACTATGGCGTTTCCGTAGGCTTTAATCGATTCCCGCACCCAGCGAGGAAAGGTAATACCGTCCAGTCCACCGGGAACCCCATCATTTCGGCCGCGAACAGGGGATTGAGTTGGGAAGTCTGTCCAGTCAGGTATGCTACAGTGTCGTTCAGTTGCTGGGTGTGTTCCGTCCCAACGCGGTTGGACATCCCACTCCGAAAATCGTTTGCTTTGGGTGTCGGAAGCATATTCCGACGCAGCAACCCCGGCAGACTGGGCGAAAAGTCTGCCATGTCGCCGCCTGTTATTTTCGAGGCGCGAGGCGTTGGCAGCAGTCCCCGCAGATAGGCTCCGGCCGGATTGTCGCGCTTGATCTGCGACGGAGGAATTGACGAATTGGTGGCATCGTTGACTGTCGGTGTCGGCAACAGCTCCAACGGCATGAACACCGTTTTGCCTTTCTTGCATTGTTTCAATCCTTGTGTTTGCAGGGTGGGTAATAGTCCTCTCCGTTTCACATATCCGCACATGATCTCCTGCGCAAGACTTCCTGAATTGCCCGGTACGGGGTTTTTCTTGGGGCTCGTCACCGTTGCATCGAATGCACTCGGCGTTTTCAATAAGATGGGCGACAAACCAGCATCTGTCCCTTCGGTGGGGAGCGCCGACACCGCAAGCCGGTATAATGTACGGCTGCACTTCGTATCCTGCCGCCTCCAGGTCAGAGCACACCTCATCGAAGACCAGTCCTTCCGACCAATTAATAATTCCGAAAACATTCTCGCCCACGACCCAACGGGGTCGAATAACCCGAATAACGTCGAGCATCGCGGGCCAGAGGTACCGTGCGTCATTCGTACCTTGCCTTTTGCCCGCGAGCGAGAACGGCTGGCAGGGGAAGCCGCCGGTAAGGACATCGATGCGTCCTCGCCAAATGGTAAAGTCTGTTGTCCGTATGTCTGAATATTGTTCTGCATCTGGAAAGTGATATTTGAGTACTCGTTGACAAAAGGGATCGATCTCGCAGTTGAAAGAGTTTGTCCAACCGGCCCACTCTGCCGCAAGGTCGAAACCGCCGATACCGCTGAAAAGGGAGGCGTGGGTCATATCATTCGCATAATCCATAAAAACTCATACAGCTTGTGACTGTGACTTCAAGGCTATCCTTGCCTCCCGAAAAGGTGACTATGACTTTCATTTTATCATTCGTTAAAGGTTAACTGAGGGGACTGGCGTGACTGCAAAACTTATCTGCCAAATACTAAAATGGCGGCATCTCTTGAGTGCTCCGAGGTATTTCCCTGCCACTTCGTAAGAGCTTTGAATTGTGCTGCGGATAGTTTAGTACGATTATTCTTAGGAGCAATCATCCGATATTGCAGGCCTTGCTCCTTGCACCAACCCTCCCAAATTGATGCATCTCGACAAACGCTTCCGGCTCCCTTCAGGCGCTCTCGTCCCGTATTGCCAAACCATTTGCGTTGGCGAGCATCTTCGATGAACAGTCGAATACTATCTTTGCCCCGAATGTCGGAGATCATTTTCACGCGCTCCATTGCCTGGGTGATCGTCATGGTACTCACTTCCGCGAGGTATTTTGTGTCCGAATGCCATACCGCGAAGCCTGTATGTACTCCCGTATCAATGCCTATATACGTCATAGTTAGTTCATAGATTAAAAAGCCATCCTATCTCTTTCCACTCCTCGGCGGTCAGCAGCTCGCCCCGGCGTTCCCGCTCGGCGCGCTCCTCCTCCCTCTTTAGCTTCTCGGTTTTGTGGCGGTCGCGTTCGATGCGTGCCAGTCGGTCGGCTCGGTATTCGAGAAACACCTGCAACGCCTCAGTGATGACAAGCGGATCTACCGTTCCGTAGAAATGCCCGTAATGCCCCGCCTTGAAACGCTGGAAAAAGAGCATCAACTCCGAGAGTTTCAGATAACCGAAGTTGTCGGCGATGACCGCCGCCACCGCGTCCGTGATGCGTGAAAACTCCTCCTTGCCTTTCACGCCGCAGAAGTTCACGAGGTCGGTGAGCTGAATATCCAGCCACGAATCGAGCGCATCCCCACCGTAGGCTTTCCGCACCTGACGCAGGGAAGGCGCATCCCCCGTGAAGCAACGGTCGATATTCGCGGCGCAATAGCGCTGCACGCCGGGGTTAAAACGCTTAAGCATCACCGCCGCCGTCCGTCCCCATTTCCCGCGCCATTGTGCGAGCAAGGCGCGCTCTGACCCGCTCTTCGCAACGGCGCATGAACTCGTCGCTGGTAATGTCGCAATGAGCGACCCGATTGTCTGCATTTCTGCCATAGTCGTTTGTCGTTTTCAGCGGGAATATCCCCGCCCAGTTATTAGCCTTGGACTGCTCGATAATCCCTCGGGCAGTATCCGCATTGCCCCCGGAAAGTTCCATAAGCCGCGCATAGAAGCTCTCGAAGCCCCGCTGGCGATAGGTCTGTCCGCGTTCAGACTTGTAGGCAAGCCAATCCGCCACAATGGGTTGGAACGTAGGTTCGACAACGGAGGTGTCAAGCGTGCACCGGAATTTTTTCGGGAAAAAGTCGTTTAGCCACGTCTGGAAATAGACGTTTTTTGCAAGCTGGGCATGGTATCCTAATTTAACATAATCAACGGTCAAACCATCCGTCTTTTTGCAAAAGTCATTATAGTCGTCAGCAAGCGACTTGCGTTTTCCCTTAAACCCATCCCAAAGAGTTACGAACTCTTCGGGGATGCCCGTAAGCTCGTCCCCCGTTTCGGGGGATTTAGAGGGTATATCTTCGACGTTAGGAGAAGATATATTTACTTTACTTTTCTTTACTTTGTCGCAAACTTCCGGAATTTTGGGCGATTCTTCCGGAATAATGCGGCAAACTTCCGGAATTTTGATGGTTTTGCGTTTCGCTCTATCACACATTTCGAGATAACGCCTTTGAATCGCCGACGAGGTGATAATACCACGAGAAAGCAGTTCTTTGTCGAAAAGACCCACATAGCCGCAGTATTTCACTATTTCGTTAACATTCGATTCTTTAAGCCCGAAGTATTCGGATACGTCAAAGGCAGTACTTTCGTCCCACTCTATGAAACACCCTTTTACTCGGTATATCTCGCACAGTATGTAGTCATAAACAGCAACCCCACGGCATCCCATATCCTTTTTAAGCCGCTTGATACGCATGTCCTGATACCTATCCGTGTCGACGTTGTAATAACTTAATCCTGTTTTGTTATTAGCCATATCATAACCTCATCCTTTCTTTCTCGTAACTTATCATCGTTCGCAAGTTGTCGCACTGATGCTTGCAAGCTGCGTTGATCCGGTCGAGCCACTTCTCCAATGCGTTCAATTCTGCCGTCGCGCTGTTTACCAGCTTCGCGGCCAGTGATGGCGACAGAGAGAGAACTGCCTCTCGTTCGTCGTGAAAGAACTGCGCTACGGCCGTGTCGCGCAGACCCGTCACTTCACTCAACAACTCGCCGCTACGGGCATAGTATACGCCCAACTGGTCAAGCCTGCCTATCATCGCGTTGATGTCGGCGTCATTGAGGCACTCAAGTAGGCTCTGGATGTCCCCGGCTTCCTTGCGTATCTGCTCGATTCTTGTCATGACGTTTCATTATTATCTTGTACAATAATTTGGCTTTGCGCAGCGCGTTCTGCTGCTTTACAGTCTGGCCCCGGCATTGCTCCAAGTCCCGGAGGATGCGCACAACCTGCGCAACTTCATACGCTTTCAACTCATACATAGCCGTACCATCTTGGCGGTTATCTGCTCCTTGATCCGGTCGGCGTTATCGAGGGCTTCGCGGATTTTGCCGATAAATCCCTCGTCGCGTTCCACACGAAGAATTTTGAGCATGAAGTATCGGTTTTGACACCGGGGATCATAGGAAATAAAATCGCACCATTTACGGCCCGTAACGAGCAAGTTGCCCTGAATCTGGGCATAATACTCGGGCTTGACGCCGTGGAGTTCGGAGGCGGTTTCCAGTAGTAGATATTTTGCATGAACAGCGGAGTTGTAAGGACACTTGATCTCGATGATGCCATCCTCTCCTACCAGCCCGTCGGGGCTCCCGCCGAACGTGTGCGACCACTCGATAAAACCGCAAAGATCAACCGTATTGCCCGTGTGCTCCTCGTAAACCGACCGAGCTTCGGGTTCGTACTGATGCCCCCAACGAACCTCGCGTGTGTTCAGTTCATTGTAGTCGAGGCAGGTGCCATTGGTGAGTTCCTCGGCCAGCTTGTCGAAGATGTAACTTTCGGCAGTCTTGGAAACATCACCTGACCTCGGTTTGGTCATCAGCTTATGGAGCTCCGACGAAGTGAAATGGAACAAGCGGTTGTTGAACCATTCGGGGGTGTTCTGATATGTATTCGAGCCATTCATATCGTTGTTTGATTATTTTCCGGGGAATAGTTTGCCATCCTCTGCCATCCCTACCGCTGCGGCAATATCTTCGGCGGCTTTTGCCTTTGTAATCATCTCGCGCAGGTTGTCGGCCTCCTCCTTGTTGATGAGCCCGCGGAGCAGCGCGGCATTCACATCAGCCTCGGTCTTGATCGACGAAATATCGAAAGATGCCGTCTGTTTGCCCATCGTGACATCTTCATAGGTAGCATCAACCACGTCGCGGATCTCCTCGACGGTCTGCATACCCATAGATATTTCAGGCGCGTAGGTTCGCTGGAAGAATGCTGCCGACCGGTATTGAAGCATCAGCTCGGGCATCGTCTTCCATTTGCTGCCGGCTTTGCCGTACCAACCTTCGTCTTTGGCCATCTGCATCGATACCCAAGCACCGTGAAGTGGGCTGCCCGTAGTCTTATCAATAGCCCACGCCCGGCAACGCCATTTATCCATGTCGCCTTCGTTCTCATGCTCGTAGCGAAGCGGCGAGAAACGACCGCAGGTGTTCAGCGCGGCAATCAGAAACTTCGACGACCATCCGACATTGCCGTAAACCACATAGAGGTTCTGCATCACCAGCAACGGGGACATCCCGATGCGGTTGGCCATTTCCAGCGCGATGATACAGTTGGCGACGGCCTCCGGAGTTTTGGATTTCTGGTACTGCACCGGCACGATGGTAGACGAAGCCAGCGATATAGCCATACGTTGGGCGTTCTCAAAATTCGCCTGCGAGGCGAACACGAGCATCGAATCGCCCGAAGCTGGCGATGGAATAACGGCGGGAACAGTTTCTTGTTGAATGTTGTTGTTTTCCATAGTTGTTGTTGGTTATAAGTTGTTTCGTTTCGCGTAATTTCTCAAATTGGTCAGATGACCGGGATATGCCCGACCGTTGATGTCGCGGACACTCATGATCTCGATGCTCTCCTCGTCGCCGATATGGACATCCTCATAGCGCCCCGAAAAAACATCGTAGCGCATTTCGGTGATCGGTTCGAAGTGATGCACGGCCTCGATATCGTAGATTTTGTAGGCAACCGTATAGACCCGGCCGTCTTCATCACCACGATGATCTTTCCTGATAGCCTCCCAGAAAGCATGGTATATCAGCTTCAGGTCTATGTCGACCAGCCTTGAGGCAACCTTCGAGAATTTATCCCGCTCACCGTTGATGTGTTCGCTCGGAATGTCTACCAGCTCCTCCACAACCGGAAGGGCCGGGGATGTGGTCGTCGTGTAATATTGCGTGTCCATGGGTTATCGTATTTCAACCCGGTAAATACGGGGCTTGTTCTCGTTCTTCAATGCCCGGTAGATGGCCTTGGATTGTATCCGGACAGCCTTTGACCGCAGGCGGTATTGGGCTCGCCAAATGCGCCCCTTTATCATTGTCCACACGCATTTAACCGTGATTTCCGTAAACTCATTCATGGTTTTCGAATATTGAGGTTAGCAATTTTCCAATCTCCTTTGCGCGGTGCTGATTGGATAGCACCCAGCCGAATACCACGGCAATCGGCGCGATGAACGCCAATAAGGTGATAAGATGTGCCATAGCGGCCAGTTTTAACGGTTGGACTTGATAGGGAATACCCGGCTTACGAGTATGGTGCCGACAACGACAGCATACGCGGGATAGAGCACGCGGAACTGGGCGAGGAAACAACCTAAAGCATGTTCCTCGCACGTGGCGCGGATAACGTTGGTGTAATCGACCTTATCAGATGAAAACATAGGTCGGGTTGCCTTGAGATGGCAACGGTAGAATACGGTGCGGCTTTTCTTAGCGCGCGGTGTGGTCGGGGTATGATTTACCCGGATACCACTTTTAACATCGGTTCGCATACGGTTGTTAAAAGTTTAGTTAATAATATGACACGAAAAAGGCGTGCCCCCATTGAGTTTTGCGAACCGATGCTACTACGCCAAACCAGTAGAAGCAACCAAGGGACACGCCATGAATAATTAGGCGTTCTATGTACTTGAAATATGTTTGGTGTAATACACCGGTTCGCAACGGCAAAGGTAGGAATTCATTTCGAATCTGCAAAATAAATTTTACCTATATCGCCATATATCAAACGGTGATAATTCTTATACATCTTGCATGTGTAGTTTAATGCACTTATATTTGTAGCGGACTTAAGAGATGAAGGAATAACATCGGCTTTTCAAATTATTCCAAAGACAAGTTCTAAAAGACCCGGTATCCTACTACCGGGTTTTGTCTTGCAGTAGGATGCAAGACGTTAATTGGCCGCAAGGCCGCAAAGAAAGGAGGTGTTTTCATGGAATCTCTTAAGTCCAAAGGCGGTAAGTTGTATAAACTCGTATTTTGCAAGTACATCCGTAAAAATGGGAAGGTAATATATCCCAAAAAGGCCAAGGCCTTTTGTATATGGGTGCCTGTTGATAGCGCAGCGTAAACAGATGCCGCCCGTGGAGTGGTAGGACACTCCACTTTTTTTTAGGGTTCACCCCAAATTCAATGCCATCCTCCGCGACCTCTCGGCATTCTTGAGGTAGCGTGTTTTGTACTTCTCATTGGCCTTGTCGGGTGTAACCCAAAGCACCGTGTTGTTGTCGAGCCGTAAAGGCACCAGTCCTTTGTCTTTGAGCTCTTGAAGATATTTATTCATGGTCGTTTGATTGTATCCAAAAGAAGCGGGGGCTTCTTACTGCCCCCGCGGTGGCGGCGTTACTGTGCTTCGCGCCGCCGATTTGCGTTCTTTATCTCCCGTTTCGTGGGCTTAGCCCGCCTCGGCCTTGCTACTTCCTTCACGCAGCCTCGGATTGTCGAGGGATATACCCTCTGTCAGCTTCCGTTGTGACAGACGCCCAAGCGCCCGATCAAACTCACAACATTAGGGTTATAACCCCGTTGAGCTACCCGGATTCGAACCGGGAGTACCGCCTCCAAAGGGCGGTGTGTTAACCATTACACCATAGCTCAATAAAAACCGCCGACATCTCCACTCACCCACGCTACCGCGCAGGGCTTCGATCTCGGCGGTGCACCATCCGCGGGCTTCACAGCTGGCCAATGGCAAATACCAAACTTAAAATGCGATTTGCGGACTATTGGCAGGAATCCGCGACCTGTGGCATATAGTACTCGTTAAACTGTGTCGGCCGCCCGTCTTCCGTAACGGCCTTCTGTTTGTTCGAGCAAATGGAGTATCCCATTTTCCGGAGCCGACTGATGATCCGGCGCAGCTCCGTTGTGTGGTACAGCCTCTCAGCCTTGCGGACAGTCAGCCTGCCGCCGGCCTTGAGATAGGCCAGAATTTTATTTTGAGGATCGTGTTTCATGGCCTTTGATGTATTTGCCGCTTTTCCCACGGGTACGGTCGAATTTCCTGAGCCTGCCTTCCAGTTCGTCGATGCGCTTGTACAGGGTATCACGTGCTTGAGTGAGCGCCAATACCTCGTGTTCCCGCTCGATAAGGCGTCCATCCGCTTCATTGCGCTCGCAAAGGCATGTAGCAAGCCGCACCTCCAGGTCTTCGATCCGTTTCCACATTTTCCACCTGGGCGTCAGGTCGAAGCATAGAAATCTCCTCTTCCTCAAAGTGTTCTTCTCCATAGTATAATTGTTTTAAGGTGTTGCAAATAAGCCCGCGCGCACTGTAACTTTAAACTCCATTTCAAAACTGCGCCACCGAAAAGCGCACGCGGGCAAGATGCAGACCTCACGCCTAAAATGAAATAACCCACTGCTGAAAGAACGGTGCGCAAGGCCTGCCATAGAGCCTGGATAGGCGGTCAAGCCACACCAGGCATAATAATCAATACGGCTCTCCGGGTCACTCCGGGTCATCGCTCGTTCATTGGTATTTATCTGTTGCCAGCCCTTCTGCGCCAAGTCGCTCGCCGGGTTTTACATCCGCTCGGATGGTTCTCGTGTATCAATGTGTCAAAGAACACAGAAATTGCTTTTGCCTTGCGGCGGGGTTAGTGCCAGCAATCAAACCCCTCACCTATGCGGTGGCTATCTTGTAAGTGCGGCAGGATTCGAACCTGCAACCTGCGCCCGGAAATGCGAGGTCTTTCAACCTTTGTGCTTCTATTTAGCATCCCTGCACCGCTCTACCTTTGAGCTACACACCTCGTGATGCTATTCCTTTTTGACGTGGAGCCGCTCAACCGGAATGCCTTTCATCTTGGCGATTTCATCCATCGTCACTTCGACAATCTCAGATTCAGGATCAGGTTCATAAACAAGGCGAAAACCTAATCTGTAAAGCTCGTCGCAAGTGTAATTGAAAGTTGCATTGCCGTTCTCTTTCTTGCACACGACCAATTCTCCAGCACGGAAAATCACCTCCCAAGTGTTTGATCCGTTCACAAGCTTATCCCCTACCTGCCAATCCTTGAAAGATTCGGCCTCTTCTTTCGTCGAAGGCCTGATACAAAGATTTGAAACGTCGTTTTTGATGAGTGCCATCTCGCTACCATCCCCGATGTGCCAACTGTATTTGAAGCCTAATTTGTCTTCGCAACTGGATCCATTACTCACATCTTGGCATAGATAAATACTCCCTTCCTCTACCTGAATACGCCCTTCAACTGGGATGTTGTGGATGCTGGCTTTGAATTTCTTACCTTTGCATTGCAGTAAATTTTCCATACTATTTTATTTTTGGTTTATAAGTTTAGTTCTCTATTAACTCTTCCACCCGGAACTCCCGGCCACGGCGCGTTCTTAATCTGCGGCACTCTACATCCGTGTTGAATACTTCGACCGAAAACAGACAGAGAAGTATTACTGCTCCGACCCGCCGGGTCATTTCCGATATGTTAAGCGTGATGCCGAAGTTCTGCGTGAAATACCAGGTGACAAGTGCATGCAATGTTCGCTTGCAGCCCGTCTTGTCGTAGATGCTTTGCAGGTGATTCGCCACACACTGGTAGATGACGTTAAGCCGCTCTGCGATCTCCCGAGCTGAGTAGCCCAATACTACGAGGTTAATCACCTCACGCTCGCGCTTACTAAGTATGGTGTCGGTTTTCATTGTCCTATGCCAAACCCCAAGGGCTATCTACACCCCACTTCATGAAAATCTGCTCTATCTTCTCCCGCTCCGTGGGGGTGTGGTTCACATAGCCATATTTGCGGTTGTGAAATGCCCTGTTCGACAGCCCGCCATCTTTTAATGCCTGACTGATTTCGTCCATTGCAATGCTGGCAAGGTCGCGGCCCCTTCTTCGAGCACGGATGATATTGTAGCCTTTTACAAAGGCACAGCGTTCGATGTCGTTCTTTTGAGTATTCATAGATTTGTTTATTCTTGCCGGGTTAATTTTCATCGGTCAACATGATCATGATTGATGTAATGCCTGCAACCATCAGCAATAGGCCTCCAATACAACAAAAACCGCATACACATTTAGCATAAAAGCCGAGGGGCTCGATAGCACGTAAAGCAAGGATAAGCGTTACTAATGCGATACCCGTAGAAATGAAAGCTACAACTGCTACTATTGTCCGAGCTATTACTTTTTGATAATTCATAGCTTTGTTTATTTATCCAGTATCGCCATTATTCGTTCGATGCAGGCGGCTTGCTCCTCGAGTAGTGCCGTCAAGCGGTCAGTCGATTGAATTACTTCGTTCATATTGCATCGTGCTTTAGTCACCATAGTACATTCCGCGGACGCCATAGAAATCTGACGGCACCGTCAACAGCTCGGGGCGGTACTCCGTGGCCTTCGGCTGCTCCGTCGGGCGGTTCTCGATCCTCGCCGTCAGCATCGCCAACTTCTCGTTGCGCCACGCTTTTTTCAGGCAGGCAGAAAAGGTCATCGACGGTTGCACCTGTTTCAGGTACCACGCATTCTTCATAATCTTGCTTTTGTCGTAAGTTTTCATGGCGCTACGCTTGGTTATTTCAAAAACTTTTGTATATCTTTACATTGTTTATCGGTGTAGAACACTCTACCTTTGCGGTGTAGTTTAGTATCACACTGCAAATATATCTAAAATTAGACACAATGCATCTATTTTTAGATTGTATATTTTTATAATTTTAGACATTGTTATAAGATTAATTATCATATGGCTAATACAGAGATAGATAGAGCTATAAAACTACTGGAGGAAAGTCCAGAAAATAATAACCAAATAGCAAAAGCAATAGGGGTTCATCCTACTACTATCTCTAATTATAGAACAAAAACGACTAAACCATCGGCGCCAAATGCACGGTTACTCGTTGAGTACTTTACAAAACAAAAAACTGGGGAAACCCAAAAAGATAACCCTATTACTAACTCAACAAAAATTCAGGAGATGGATCCACTTACAATGGACTACATTAACACCCTGAAAGAGCAGCTCGCAAAAGTGACCGCAGTTGTCGAAGAGCAGAATGCGATCATCAAGCATTTAACTCAGAAGGGTGATAGTGAAGTCCTCTCTCGAAGAGTGGGTGCAGTCGAAAAAAAGCAAGATGAATTAACGGAAAACCTGTGACGCGTCATCGTGCAGATTGCACCCGAAAGGAGGCGAACACCCTCCTTTCAAAATGGGCAATTTTGCGATGGGCTAAAAAATGTTCTTTTCAGATATATTAATATTTTGTGCATCAGATCATTATAGCACAAAAAGACGAGGGGGGGGGATTTTTGGACAGAGAATAACAGATACGGACATTCACCTTCACAATTAAAGTATATAACGCTCATGCCAGAAAAAAATCGGAGATAAGGAGGAGTGTCAACGAAAATTAAATTTAAATAGTTATGAAGAAACTTTTACTCACTCTTATTGTTGTCTTAATTTCATTTGAGACAATTAACGCCCAAGAAGATCATTTCCAATTTCAGGGAATTCCTATTGACGGAAGCGTAGACGGTGTCCGAGCCGCTTTAGAGCAAAAGGGGTTTCAATATAAAGATTCTGATGACGATATCGTTACGATGGAAGGAGAATTTACGGGTAAAAAATGTGAAATAGCTCTGTTGGTAACTCCTAAATCAAAAACAGTATGGAGGATTGCGGTATCGACACCGGAATATTTCAGTTGGCACGATATCCGATATGATTTTAACAATTTAAAACGGATATATATTAAAAAATATGGCAATCCGGAAAAGGATTATCACTTTTTCTCGGAACCATATGATGAAGGCGATGGATACGAAATGACGGGGCTGAAAAATGACAAATGTCATTATGCAACTTATTTTGAGACAGAGTCGGGATCTATAATGATTCAAATGACAAGATTTGCTAAAATCCTTATACTATACGATGACAATAAAAATACCATTATACATACAACGGAAAAAGAAGAGAAAGCGCTTGATGATATTTAACTCGAGTTCCCCAAAAAACATCTAAATGCTATCCACTCGCCCGCCCCGACTTTCGCCAGGGCTTTTTTATACGCTGGGACAATAATCGCATCATCGACTGCGTTTTCATTGTGCAACTAAAAAGTTGGTGAAAAATTTGCACGTTTAAAAGTGAATGTGTAAATTTGCATACACAATTACGCTTCTGGCTTCCGTATATTCCCTCTTTGATAATGAATATGCCGACCCAGAAGCCTTTTTTTATTAAATATATGCCAACTAATAACTCGCCCAAAAAGCGCACAGATGTTCCCTGTGTATCAACGCCCGTAAAAGTAGCTGTACTTATTGACGGAGGATTTTTCATTAAACGATACAACGCGATGTACAATAAATCCGGTCGTAAATTGCCTCAAACGGTCGCGGATGATATTTACAGGTTGGCGCATTCTCATGTAGGTAATGAAAATTACTTGTATCGGATATTTTATTACGACTGTATTCCGTTGGACAAGAGGGTTCATAATCCTATATCTCATAAATGTATTAACTTCGGAGGCTCCCCGCAAGCTAAATTTAAAAGAGAACTTATTGAGGCCCTGAAAAAGAAACGAAAGGTTGCTCTACGATTAGGCACTCTTAAAACAAACTCGTGGCAGTTTCGCCCTCGTGTAGTTAACGACATAATAGCAGGTACAAAAAATACTTCCAATTTCGTAGAGGATGATGTGTGCTTTGAGATAAGGCAAAAAGGCATTGATATGAAAATTGGGGTTGACATTGCGTCTATTGCCCTCAAAAAGTTTGTAGACAAGATTGTGCTTATCTCCGGCGATTCTGATTTTGTCCCCGCTGCAAAATTAGCACGCCGAGAAGGTATCGATTTCGTTCTTGATGCAATGTATGCTCAGCATATAGACAATGGGCTGTACGAACACATAGACGGGCTGAAAAGTATGCCTTTATATGGCAATACTAAACGTAATGCAAAATCTGCGGACGCCAAAACCACTATGTCACAAAAAAAACAGGATACATCTGTCGTAAGCGGAAAAATTATCGTATCCCGAAAACAATAAGGGCGCTTAATGCCATCGACCTGTTAATCTGGTATGCTTACTATCAGCCCCAGCTACACAGTCGGGGCTTTTTTGTACCTTTAGGACAATAAACACCACCAAAGTAAGGTTCCCTTATAGAGAAAACACAAACCTTTAGAACAATCCGCCCAAAGATAAAAGCCTCAAAAATTAGGGGCGGAATCCATTGTTATTAAAATGCCTGCTCCCACCTTTGCCTTGAGAGATTTTTTTTCATGGCAGAAGGGAAGCTGACGATAAAGCAGGAGAAGTTCTGCAACAAGTACCTCGAGTGCGGCAACGCATCCGAGGCGTATCGGTTTGCGTATGACTGTTCGAAAATGAGCGATGATACGGTACGTAATAACGCATATATGCTATTACAAAACAGCGAGATTACAGCGAGGGTCAAAGAATTACAAGACGAATTGCAGAAGGCAAGCAACATATCCAAAGAGCGGGTATTGGAAGAACTCGGCGCAATACTGGAAGCCCGCATAACCGACTATGTAAATCTGGTTACAGAACGGGTTCCCCTCCCTCAAAACAAGAAAGAGAAGAAAGCAGGAGCACCAATTCAATATATTGATGTCCAAAAGCTCGTCTTTAAAAATTTCGATCAACTCACTGACAAACAGGTAAGGGCTATCGAAAGCATAAAGGAGGGGAGAAATGGTATTGAGCTCAAATTGCACGGCAAGTCGTGGACAATAGAACGCATATCCAAGATGCTCGGCTATGATGCTCCGGAAAAGCATGAACACGCAGGTAAAAACGGCAAAGACCTATTCCCGAATATTCAAGTTGAGATCATAGACCGCCGCGAGCAGGTGGATACCTCAGATGAAGATACAGACCACTAATATCTATGCTCGTATCGAGAAGGCGATACGCTGCGGATACACAATAATATCCGCTCAGGGTTCATCACGATCCAGCAAAACGTACAATATCCTAATATGGATTATAATTTACTGTCTACAGCATCCGGGGGTCTCTGTATCTATTGTCCGCGCAACACTTCCCGCTATCAAAGGTTCGGTATTCCGAGACTTTAAAGAGATACTATACAAAATGATGGTATTCGACGAAAAGAACCTGAATAAATCGGAAATGATATATACATTCGCTAACGGATCCTTCGTCGAATTTTTCTCTACGGATTCCGAGCAAAAACTACGAGGACGCAAAAGGCACATTCTATATGTTAATGAGGCCAACGAACTGCGATTTATCGAGTGGCAGCAATTGAAAATGCGCACTACCCTATTTTCCATTGTAGACTACAATCCATCCTTTTCTGATGAACACTGGCTGTGCGACCTCAATCGTGATTCTCGGACATATCATTTTATATCTACCTATAAGGACAATCCTTTTCTTGAACAGACGATAATTGATGAAATCGAATCTTTGCAATACAAGAATCAATCGCTTTGGCAGGTATATGGCCTCGGGCAACAAGCTATTGTCGAAGGACTGATTTTTCCCAACATAGAAATTATTGACGAGTTCCCCGAATACGCAAAAAAACAGGCTGTCGGGCTGGATTTTGGCTACACAAACGATCCGACTGCGGCTATTAAATGCGGAATATTGGATGATGCGCTACACCTCGATGAACTTGTGTATCGGACACACATGTTGTCCTCAGAGATCATCCACGAACTGAAGCCACACAAACTACATGTTTTCCCAGATAGCGCCGACCCCCGGCTGATCCAGGAGATAGCAAATGCAGGCATCATAATTTACCCTGTGCAGAAGTATAAAGGCTCTATCATGGCGGGCCTATCCAAGATGCTCGAGTATAAGATCAAGATAACAAGACGCTCCGTAAACTTGATTAAGGAATTTCGCAATTATACGTATTTACAGGACAAAGACGGCAAGTGGCTAAATGAGCCTATCGACGCCTACAATCACGGGATAGATGCTGTCCGGTATTATATCCTTGGAAATATCATTGGCAGGATCATGTCCACCAAAACATATGACAAAAAGACATTAGGCATTTGGTAAAGAATAAACTATTAACATACAATCATAATAAGGCTTAACAATATATGGCATCAATAATTAAAGGAGTCTACTCTCTTGTCAAGAACTTGATTCTTAATTCCGTGGGTGTCGAACGGGAGTTCATACAATTAATCAACGATAGGGACATTGGAAAAGTTCAATCGCTCATGCAAAACAGGGATGAAATAGTGAATGAATCCATATGCGAATATGATCCCCTAAAGCACAAAGTTACGAAGCGCATGGATAAAGATCGGCTTGGAGACGATCCGTACTTTTCCGAGAAATTACCTCGTGCCCGGCAACGATACATTAACGAAGTTGAGCTTTTCTTCCTGCTTGGGAATCCTATAAAATGGAAGTTATCAACCAACGAGGGCAATGACGATGCCTTCCAGGAATTCAATAACTTTCTTCGAGACATACGCTTCAATACAGTGCTTAGGCAAGCGAAAAGGTTGGCAGGGGCAGAAACCGAAAGCGCTATTCTTTTCCACATCTATCGCGATGATGTAACCTTTACACCCTCGGTAAAGGCTTTAGTACTATCGTACTCCAAAGGATATACATTACGTCCCTTATTCGACCAGTACGGCAACTTGCTTGCATTCGGATATGGCTACAATCTGCGGGAAAACAATAAAACCATACAACATTTTGACATCCAAACAGCATCCACAATTTACAGAACAAAAAAAACATCAGTTGGATGGGAGGTAGATGCGAATCCAAATCCTACCGGCAAAATCAATATCATATACATTCAGCAAGATAAGGCGTGGAATGGGCTTCAATCCCGTATTGACCGGGAAGAAGACATCGATTCAAAAGTTGCCGATACAAATAATTACTTTGCGGATCCCATTGCCGCCGGGACAGCAGATGTAATAGATAAACTTTCCGGGCCCGACATACCTGGCAGACTTATTCAATATACTGGAGCCAATTCCAAATTTGAATACATCAATCCACCCATAGCGTCTGAATTACAGGCAAACGAAAAGAAAGACCTGAATGCCTCAATATTATTCGACACGTTTACTCCTGACCTGTCATTTGAGAACATGAAAGGCATGGGTACCCTATCTGGCGAAGCCATGAAACGCGCAATGGCGCTCGGATACATGAAAAGGGACAATCTAAAGGAAATATATGACATCGCAGTCGATAGGGCAAAAAACGTCATTCTTGCAATAATGATGAATGTAACTCATATCGGCATAAAATCTAAGCTTGCAGTTTTAAATATTGAACATGAATTCGCGGAACCTTTCAGCGAAGATGTGACCGCCCGATGGACGGCTATTGCAAAAATGTATAGCGAGAAAGTAATATCACTTGAGCAAGCAGTAAAGATGCTGGGCGTAGCTGAAAATCCGGAAGAGGAGGTGTCGCGCATAAAAAATGACACGCAAATTTCAAACCTTTTGACCAAAATTGACGAGAATTCAAGTATCAACACCCCTACTGAATAAAACTTTCAGGACAATGAAGGCTATTATACATCAGTTTGATCCGCAAATTTATCCTCGGTTAATTTGGGTGGTGATAGGTGAAAAAAGCGCATCTGCAATAAGCGATAGGTTTGAAAATATAACAGATATGGACGACACATCTGCGGCGGATACGCAGAGTACATACGACATCACAAATAAAAGGGGTGGAGTTCTTATCAGGTTCGCCACAAAGGCGAACGCTCAAAATATCCAGTACGTTTGCCACGAATCTACACATGCGGCTATGGAGATATTCGATTATATCGGCGGACGCATTGATTGCAGTAACCAAGAGCCATTCTGTTATTTGGTCGGCTGGATATCTGAATGCATAAAAGAGGCTTTGAATTACCGTACAAAAAAAGTATAAATTTCCAGCCTGCCCATTGTTATTAAAATGCCCGTCGAAATCTTTGCAACAGAGATTAATTATAAAATAATATGAAAGAAAAACTTTTAGCATTGCTCCAAACCAAATTTGCGGGGGTGGACAATGCGATCCTCGACCGAATCGCAACGAAAAAGTCGGAGAATGTAACGGACGAAGCACAATTACCTACCATAGCAGAGGGGATTGGCTTTCAGGACGTGTTAACCAGCTACGGCGACTACCGTGCAGGGGATGCGCAGCAGACCGCAGTCAAGAACTACGAGAAGCGGCATAACCTCAAAGACGGGAAGCCTATCGAGCAACCTGGCATAGGGAACACCCAGGGAAAAGAAACTCCCGATATTCAAGCCCTGATTGACGCGGCAATCGCCGAAAAAATCACCCCCTTACAGGAGAAAGTGGCAGCTTATGAAGCCGAGAAAACCGCAACCGAACGCTTAGAGATGATCGGCAACAAAGCCAAGGAACTTGGCATTCCTGAGTGGCGCGTAAAAGAGGGGTTTGCTATTTCAGACGGTATGGATGAAGTGGCGATCACTAATTACCTCACGGGGATTAAGCAAAACATTACTACAGCAGGGTTAGAAGGAAAGAGCGGGTTTCCGCTCGCAGCCACAGGAGAGGCTACCAAAGAGGAGGCCGATGCCATAGTGGCTGGAATGCGAATCTAAAATCAAAAAAAAATGGCAACAGCAGATTTAACAAACGAAACTACCGAGATCATCACGGGCAAAGACAACGTCGTCATCGTGAATCATTTCGATGGCATCAGAGGCGGCCGGACATTGGATGTAACCGGCTTTGCGCCTAAGGTCATCCACGCAGGACATGTCATCATCAAGACCAGCGCCGGAGAATATGCCCCGATGCCTTTAACCCCTTCGGGTGACGCCTATGCAACACTGCCGGAGGATGCCGAATATGCTGGTTATCTCGTTGCGACAATCAGCACGGAACACCCCTTCGCTGGGATTATGGTGCGCGGCACTATTAACCCCAAAGCAACGCCGTTTGACATGGCCTCAATCATCGAGGCTGTCAAGACTGCATTACCTTTAATCGACTATCAAGAGGACTAAACCATGGAAAAATCCCTTTATTTCGAGTACGTTCGTAAGTACTTCCCGAAACTTATCCTATCTATTGTCGAGAAGCTGAACGACGCAAACCAAACACAGCTATCGTACATGTTCAAGCAACTCCTGTCCACGGAATATTCTGTTGACGGGCGTTGGGAATCTCTGGTGGGGCAATATACGCGCGTTGCGGCAGATGTTGTGGCGATGGATTCGCCGCTGCCTCTGAAAAAACGCGATTCAATGGCCCGCAAAAGCGGCGAGCTTCCCAAGATGGGTATGGAGCTTTTCTTGAATGAGAAGCAGATGACCGACATTGATACAATGCTCGCCTTGGGTACGGATGTCGACACCATCGTCCAAAAGATTTTCGCAGATACACCCCGCGTCATTGTTGGTATTTACGAGCGTGTGGAATCCATGTTCCTCGAAGGCTTCTCTACTGGTGTCGCCCTCGCGGACGAAGACAATGTAGGAACAGGAGTTCGAATCGACTATGGCTATCTGACTGAAAACAAATTCGGCGTCGCCCAAATCTGGAATGGCAACCCAACTACGGCCAAGGCTATCGACGATATCAGTAAGGTAGTACGGAAAGCTACGGATGATGGCAATAGAATTATCCGAGCATACGCGGACAAGTATTGGTTTGACGAGATAAGCAAAAACCAGCAGGCGCGCGAAGAGTTCGCATTCCTGCAAGGATTTGTAGGCGATAAGGTGCCTAATTTGTTGAACGATCAAGTTTCCGCTGTTATGGAACGTAAGTTCGGCTTCCCTGTACAACTTATTGACAGGGCTGTAAGAACTGAGAAAAACGGCGTCCAGACGACTTCGCGCCCGTGGAAAGAGGGCACCATCGTATTCGTTTGCGACACTCAGGTTGGATCGCTCGTGTGGGCTCGCCTTGCAGAGATGAATCATCCCGTCGCAGGTGTTTCATACGAAACCGCCGACAATTACATTCTCGTATCCAAATATCGTGAGAATCGTCCATCACTGCGTGAATACACCACTTCGCAGGCGCGTGTCGTGCCGGTTATATCCAACCCTGACCGAATCTACACGCAAGACATTAAAACTGTACAGGCGTAATGAAGGCTCGGATATTAATGGAGTTTCGCGATAAGGACAATTTCGATAAAATCTACCGTCAAGGAGATATTATCGAGGTCACCCGCGAAAGGTACCAAGAACTAAAAGCATTAGAGCTCGCAGAAGAGGTGAGAGATCGCAAGCAGCTCGATAAGTCACAAGAACTGTAACATGACGGTCGCAGAATGCATACATCAGGAGTTCAGCATGGTCGGAACCATCTCCGACTATGGCGTTCGCCGCTTCGCCAGGGAATGGGGTTACGATCCCAACTCCCTGGCGGGTAGCGACCATCAGCAACAACTAATCGCCAAGCGCGTATCTGAGTTCATCGACAGCCTGATAATGCACCCTCTGTCGGTAAGCGAAAACGGGCATTCGGCGTCCTGGTCTGAAAGCGCCATGAAGCAACGGGCACAACTGATGCTTCGGCAATATGGCATCACGCCCGGCGAAGAATTGAGCAGCTCTATTGGCCTGTCCTCGATAAAGGATGCTTCGAACTTGTGGTAATATGTATTTCGCGCCCCACATACTCTATTTGAGGATCGATCCTCCCAAACAATACGACGAACTGGGACGTCCGATAGCTATGTCCGAAAATGATGCATGGCAGGAAATAGGTGATTGTCGTTGCGACGACGACACAACCGTCCGCCTTGTATCAGAGAACGGGGAGGTGCGCCAATCGAAATACCACATCGTCTACGAAGGGAGAGGAGTACCCAAAGGAGGTTACGTGAAATGCATTGACAAGGCGACCGGCACAGTACGGGGCGAAGGCTCTGTGGCAATAGCCAAGGTAAACAACTATTTCAACGCTTCAGACCTTTGGATATGATTACAACGGGAGACGCGCGCAACATACTGTTCTCGGCGTGTAAGGGGGTTGGGATAAAGGACATGCACACTTCATGGGCTATCCCCGAGGGGAAAGTCAATAGAGAGCGTATCGTCGTCATCACACCACCCGAGCAGACGTCGGACACGTATTGGGAAAATTGCTTTGTTGCTGTAAACCTGTGCGTCCCCGACATCAAGGGAGAAGCGAACCTAAAACGGCTGGACGAACTCGAACGGGCAGCCAAGGCGAGGTTCAAAGAATGGACATACGGTACTTACGACGGATCCGCATACAGGTACAGGTATGAGAATATCGGCCGCGAAGAAGATGTAAACCTCGGATGCCACTATATCTACATCAGAGTACTATTCAGAGTATTAAACATTAAAAACAACTAAAACAATGGCAAAAGTAATAGCAGTAGGAATCAAGAAGCTGTATTATGCAGACCCCGCGAAGGTCACAGGAGATCTTACGGGTACCCTTCTGGCAACCATCATTAAAGATGTCAGCACGAAACAGGTGGAGAACATCCACCAAGACACATGGAGCATCGAAGAGGAGGAGCCGTCTACGACGGAGTACAGGAATCAACTCACCAATGGCGTATATCGCCAAGACACCGAAATGGGTAACATTCAGATGTCGTTTACCATCGGGCAATACGACTATGAAACCAAGGCGGCTTTCATGGGCGGCACGGGGTCGGAGACGTCATGGAAACGTGCGCGAGGCGTCACGCGCATTGAAAAATGCATGATCGCCCTGACGGAAGACAACCAGTATTGCGTCTTTCCGAAGGCCTCGGTTATCGCCCGTAACACCAATAATGAGGGAGCCGTAGGTATCGGTGTAGCAGCTGCTGCCCTGGAACCAGACAACACGGCGGTCTCGTCGGAATATTGGTTCGATTCTTCGGAGGTGGACGTCGAATAAAAACCTCCAAGCCATCAGCAGTCCAGGGGTGGGAGGCGTGTGCCCCTCACCCCTATTTCTTAAAATCAATCTTATGAAATTGGAGTTTATCAGTATCCGCATAGCATCGAAGGGATACACTGTATACAAGATGTCCCCCATGACGGCAACGCGCATCATGACGGCGCGGGATGTCAACAAAGATCCGGACGAGAGTAAGGCATGTATATCGGCGATGGCGCATAGTATAGCCTTGGCGGTTGTCGGCAGCCGCAACATATTCGCGGGTGTCAGGGTGTGGTTTTTACGCCGCAGATTCATGAAGCGGGGCACATTCAACGAGTTGTTCGACTGTTATCAGAAAATACTGCTGATGATACCCCTTGAGGATATTGCCTCGGTTGCAGCCGTAATGGAGGGATTGTCCGCAACAATATCCAAAGACCATGAGTAAATCGGCGGATATTGTCGCCAGGTCATTGCTGAATACGCATCATGCGTCGGTAAAGCTCGGGGTGCTGAAATTCCGGGTATACCAACCGTTCGTGAAGGATTTGGCAAGGGCATTCGCCGGAGGGAAAATAGACGTTTCAATCTCTGGAAGGCAAAAATATTCCATGGAAACAATATCCAAGCTGCTTTTTCGGCGCTCATGGTGCCAAAAACTATTCCTGTGGTACGCCAAGCGGTATGCCACCTGTGAAGAGATTTCCGCCGCGACCATGAAAATAGCCGACATCGTATCGGGCAAAGACTTGTTCGATTCGGTGAAGATCGACAAAACACGCCGGAAAACAGTGTCTGAAACCGTCGGGAATAATACGATAACGGGCATTATTGCAACGATGATGGATCAATTGAACATCTCCTACAACGAAGCCTTCCAAGGCATAAACTACCCTACCATGCTACTCATGATGACCGACAAGGTGCGCACGCTCGTAGGGGACGAGGAAAAAATAGTGCGGGGATCGGGCGCCGATATGGCCCGGAGAAGAAACAATAAGAAAAGAGGCAATAAAGAGCAGCAATGAGCGCATTATCATTCAAAATAAACGCGGAAACCGATAAACTCAAGAGTTTTATTACCATGCTTGAGCGGTTGCGGCAGGTACTGGCCGAAATCCCGGACAGTACAAAGGAATTCGACGTCATAAACCGTAAAATTGGCGAGATGGAGGCGCGTGTCGAGCAGACAATGCGCAAGATCGCCCAGATGGAGCAGCAGGCAATGGATGCGGCGTCCAAGGCTACTGCCTCGGCCACGACTGGAACTGCTGGCGGCAGCTCTACGCCAGGAACAGCGGCTACCCAGGCCGAAACTGCGGCATACCATGACCTGCTTGGTGAGCTAAAAGCCGCTAACGACGAAAAAACAAAGGCAATAGCCCAAATTAGGCTATATTCAAATGAGATCGCACGATTAAAAGCGGATGTCACCGCGCTCAATAAGGAAGAGCAGCAGAACGGGCAATTGTCTGCAAAGAAAAGGGCGCAAGTATTGGACGCTGCCGTATCTATCGAGGAATACAAGCAGGAAATATCCCAATTGAGACGGGAGCTTGCCAACCAAATCAAATTGGAGCAGACCGCCATCGGCTCAATCAACGAAATGTCCCAGGCGCTTACCCGTATGCGTGCGGTGTATAAAAACCTGAGCGCCGCGGATCGTGAGGGGGCGCAAGGGCAAACGATGCTTAAAAACATCGAATCGCTCGACACGAAGATCAAAGAACTGGATGCGTCGATGGGCGTCCATACTCGCAATGTCGGCAATTACGCCTCTGGATTCAATATGCTGGGATTCCAAATTCAGCAAGTTGCCCGCGAGTTGCCGTCGCTGGCATATGGCCCGCAAATATTCTTTTCCGCCATATCCAACAACCTGCCGATGCTGGCCGATGAAATAGCACGGGCGAAGAAATCGGTTGATGAATTGAAGAAAGCCGGGCAAACCTTCACGCCCGTATGGAAACAGATTGCATCGTCGATCTTCTCCTGGCAAACCCTGCTTGTGGCCGGCGTAACCGTGCTTACCCTTTACGGCAAGGAGATAACCAACTGGGTAGCGTCGCTGTTCAAAGGTAAAACGACGATAGACGCCTCTGCCGCTGCACTCGAACGCTTTAATTCCGCTATGGCTCAAGGTTCGGTGTCGGCTCAATCCGAATTAACCAAATTGAACCTGCTGTATAGGGCTGCGACAGACCTTTCCAGGCCCTATGAAGAAAGAGCCGAAGCGGTCAAAAAACTGCAAGACATATACCCCGCTTACTTCGGCAATATGGCTGCGGAGCAGGTTATGGTCGGAAATGCTGTCGGTGCTTATGAAAACCTGCGCGATGCAATTATCGAGGTCGCAGAGGCGAAGGCTGCCCAAGAACTTATTACAGAGGACAAAAAGAGTATAGCACGCATCAAAAAAACAGGGAATGCCTATACCAATTATTCTAATGCACTGAAAGAGTACAGAAAAGAATATGATAAGGCAATACAGACATACATGGATTTGGGTCAGGGTGGCCAAAGCGCTATTTGGGGTGCTAAAACTTTTGCAGAGGCTAAAACAAACATAACCCAATTCCGGAAAGAATTTATTAGCGCACTATCGAAGCTTGGTGAGGAAGGGAATACTATATGGAAGCGCATTAATGAAGATTATGAAGGTGATGTCGATGCATTTATTGCGGCGATAAATGCCGGCATCGAAAAATTGTCCCCCGCAGCAGAAAAGCTGTACACCGCCTTAACGCCGGATGAACTTAATGCAAAGGCGGAAAAAGCCCGCCAAGAGGCCGAAAACGCAGCAAAAAAAGCCGCATCCGATCAAGAGCGCAATCTAAAGGAGCTCACCAAGCAATTGCAAAAGCTCCGGGATGATGCATTGCAGGCCGAAGTAGATTCTATGAAGGAGGGCACGGCCAAGAAACTCGCGCAAATAGACCTTGACTACCAGAAACGCGCCCGTGCCATACAGGAGGCAGAGGAGCGCATCAGGGAGTTGCAAGGTGGGGAATTGACCAAGGGGCAGCAAGCCCAAATAAAAGCCTTGAACGATGCCAATAATGCCCAGCGTACTGAAGAACGGGCAAGCGTTTCTTCTATTTCGATAAGCCCCGAAGGGTTGGCATCTACAATCAATAAGAATATACAATCTTGGGACGAGTATTTGAGAAAATACGGAAATTTCCGAGAAAAACTACAAGCGACAAAAGACATTTACGACCGTAAGATCGAAAATGCTGGCAGCATTGGAGAGCGGAAGGCACTTGAAGCCGAGCGAGATGCAGCAGTAGCAGAAATTGAAGTACAAGCCGGGCAATGGGTGCGAGAATTGACAGGCAAGACCATGGATGAATTATCCGCCCTGAAAGCAGAGCTGGAGGCATCGCTACAAGCACTGGAATCCGAATATAATGCCCTCGATTCATCAGATAGTGCCCAAGGACAGAAATTGCGCGGTGAGATCAATCAGACGCAAGCAAAAATTAATGCAGTAGATAAAGCTGCTTCGAGTACAAAATTAGCCCCCAAAGATAATGCGATCAAGAAATGGCAGCGATTAGAGAGGACACTCGGTGATATTGCAGATGGATTCGAGGGTATTGGTGATGCCGTTGGGGGCACTACTGGCGAAGTCATTAGTGCGGCGGGCGAAATTGCAACTAATGCAGCCAGTATGATTAGCAGCATTGTCACTCTTACTGAATCGTCGGCGGCAGCTATTACAACGACATCAACAACCGCCGACAGTGCGATCAAAGCTGTTGAGCGAGCATCCGTTATTCTTGCTATTATTCAAGCGGTATTGACAATAGCAACTAAAATAGCCAGCCTATTTAATAATGATGATGAAAAACAAGCGGAAATAGACCGACTGCAAGGTAGAATTGAGCAACTGCAATGGGAATTGGATAATGCCAATGCAATTCGGCTCCAAGAAAATTCTTTTAATGCTATTCAGAAGGTAAAAGACGCTTATAATGATGCGACGAAAGCGATATTGAGCGCATACGGAAAACTAAGCCCCTTCGGGGAAGCCATCGTTAAGCGAATCAACGCGGCTAAAATAGAAGAAAAGGCAATCAAAAGTATAGCAGATGCCTATTCAAACCTTAAATATACAGACAGCAATCTTCTGGGGAAAAATAAGTTTAGTGATACCCGAGATAAACTTAACAATCTTGCAGAACAGCAGTTGTTGCTTCAAAAGCAGATTAATGCAGAGAACGACAAGAAAAAAACGGACAAATCAAAGATAAAAGAATGGGAACGTCAAATTCAAGAGCTTGGAGCCGAAGCCGCTGAAGTGATTAACGAGGTCGTCGAAACCATTATTGGCGGAACGGCGGAAGAAATCGCAAAGGAACTTGGAGATGCGTTTATAGACGCATTTATGGAAGGCGAGAATGCGGCCGAAGCGTGGGGCGAAAAGGTGGACGAGATTGTCGCAAACATCGTTAGACAAATGCTTATAAGCAGGGTTCTTGAGGAAGAAATCGGTAAAGTATTCGATAAATATAAGGCTAAATGGTTTAAGGATGGCGTTTTTCTGGGGATGGAAAATGTTACCGACTCCATGAGCGGCTTTGCGGATGATCTTAACAAGGTTGGAGAGACATTCCAAGCTGTCTGGGACAGTCTTCCTGCCGAGACAAAAGAGTTGCTTGGAAATGCCGGAGCAGCTCGGCAGGAAGCCACGGAGAGAGGCTTTAAAGCCATGTCTCAAGATACCGGCGACGAGTTAAACGGCCGATTCACGGACATTCAAGGCAAGGTTACCGACATCCGCGGCTATGTAATGGCGCAGACGCAATCAATAATCGGTCTTTTAACATCTATGGCCAATATTGAAACAGCCATGTACGCAAGCGTACAGGTAAATAATGAACTGCTCCGATATGCTGTGATGACCTACATGGAAATTGTGGAAATAAACGGAAGCACCAAAAATATAGATAAAACACTGGTACGCATTGAAGAGGGAATAAACAGCATAAAGAAAAACACGGAAAACATATAATGTCTTAAATATTAATGAGAATAAAAAAAGACATATCAGACCTAAGCAAGTTCATCGACGGCATTCAAGGTGAGGTCGTGGATTTCATGGATGAGAAGGCGCGAGAGGCCGTAAAACTCCAACAGGTCGAAGCCAATTATCGGAACCATACATGGAATCTTCGCAGTTCCCTCGGATATGTTGTAACCTACGACGGCAAGGAGAAGCGGCGGTACATAAGCGGAATGAATTACGGTGATGAAGCTGTCGAAGCGATCAAAAAGTGGCTCGATGAAGTCAACAAGTCGGGAACCAGCATTGTATTTGCCGATGGCATGTTTTACGCTTCTTTCGTCAGCTCAAAAGGCTACGATGTCCTGGACACCGCACAATCTTATTTAGTCAAAGCATTAAACGGAAGAGAATGAAAAGGGATTTACTCATAAACGGCTACGATGCCTATGCAATGGGTATCGCAATGGGATCGGGTTTCATTGCAAGTCTGAGAACACCGGCAAGCCTCAAAGATTTTGTAGAGAATGACGACCCCAAAAAGAATGGCAAGCAGGTAATTTACCCCGAAGAACCGAAAGTTGCCGCCCGCGATCTGACGCTAACATTCGTGATCTTCGGTGACACGCTCGCAGAGCACACGTTGAACTACAACAGTTTTATAGAACTACTAAAAAGAGGCAAAATGGACATCAGCGTCCCTTCAATATCTGCGGATATTTACCACTTGACCTACATGGGCAATTCAGGCAGCTACATGATGTCCGCAGACCTTACCACCTCACAACTGACAGTAAAATTCAATGAACCCAACCCAGCAAACAGGGTCGCAGAAACAGAAAATATATGACAACCCAACACAATAAGAGTGTAGATGCCATACGGGCGATGGCACTACAAACGGGCGCTTGTAAAAAGATAAACCGCGTCCAAGACTTCCCCGAGCTAATCAAACTGATGTTTACCCCACAAGGGATCGAGTTCTGCCAAGACCACAACTTCCCCTCGGTCGAAGTGTTCAGGGAAAACCGAAGCAATCTTCAAGGATTGGAAGTATATGTCGACGCTGGCGACATCACGCTAAAGGGCAAAGAATATGTATGCCTGGTCGGTGATACGAAGGCCACTATCGAGGCTTCCGGGGCTAAATTCACACATACAATCATATTGATGCACGGCGCACGAGCCCAGATCAATGCAAAAGACTATGCCGTGCTGAATATCGTAAATATCAGCGGGGAATACCAGATTAATAAAGACGAAACGGTAATTGTTCTGTAAATATAAAGCCGGCTCTTACGAACCGGCTTTATATTTACCATTCATTAGATGAATTATTCAGACCCTTCTTTACGCCATCTTCAACTGCTTTTATTAAAGCTAACGAACTACTGTATACATATCTTAAATTATCAAAGCTAACTTGCTTAAACTTTGTTTTACATTCAGTCCAATAAGGGTAAAAACTTCTTAAAGTATATTCTGTTCCATCAAAAGGATGACGCAAATCTGCATCCTGCTCTCTTTCTACCCCGCTAACAGTAACGGTAACCCTAAATTTGTTATCTTTTATTTCGATCTTAATTATGTGCCAGCATCTATTTCGGCAAATTGTAGTCCAATTTATAGTGCGAATGTCGGAATCAGAAAACCCCTTTCCAACAATCAATCCTGATTCTTTATCTTTAATTTGAATAACTTCCTTCGCGTCTTTGTATAGAGAAACAAGCACTTCTAATGCTTTAGTAAAAATATCATCTTTTGATTGATTTTCAGCATCAAATACTTTAACAAAGACCCATTCGTTATCATTTTCAGTAAAATCAGCTTTCATTCGCTCAAATTCTGCAAGTATTTCACTGCTAATGGCTTTGTCGTCTCTTTTTTGTGCATCGGCACCTGCGCATAATAATAGCAAAACTAATATGCAAACAATTTTCTTCATATAGCACTAATTTGTATTGAACCGGAATCACAATAATATTTAACACAAGAAATAATTGAAGCCAATTTGTTTCAAAATCTAAATCCCGCTTGTATTAAGAATGCGCCCATATTAGATGGGCCGTAAGTGCCGTTTTCTTGGATATTGTCGGCGATACCCAAAGATTGATAGCCGATATTTATAAAAACACCTAATGTCGAGGCCACAGAAAAATCAACACCCAAACCGCCGGCTCCATAAAATCCTTTTTCATCGCCAAAACCATATCCGAGATTGGCAAATATATACGGTGCTATTTTGCTTTTAGTTAGGTATCCTTTTATATCCGCAAATACGGGAATTGTTGCGTGCCCATTATCTAATAATGCCAATCCAGCGCCTGCACCTAAAAAAAGATTAGGAATAATTCGGGCACCATGTATAGTTTCAATATAAAATCTATCCATTTGATAATCACCCATCCCGAAACCATAACCAATGTTCACCTCGCCTTGGTATCGCGGCGAGTTTTGTGCTTTGGCATAAGCGCATAAAACAGCGAATAATAACAGTAGTAAATACTTCTTCATACAATAAATTTTAGTGAGTTAGTAACCCAAATTTACAATTTCAAATTGGAATATCCAAAAAAGCGAGGAATGGTTTTAGCCATCCCTCGTCTTTGTATTTACGACTTTGCATCTATTCGCCATTCTCAACCCTTACATCATCCGGAAAAAGCAAATCTAACTGTTGGTATTGTTTCGGAAATGCGGCGTTAAGCATTTGCATAAATTTAGCCCAATTATACCCCGATGCCCGTCCCAATGCTTCAACAGCCGCTAAATGCTCTTTCAGTTTCGGGCGGCCCACATCTTCGGTTAAATGCTGGTGATGACGGTCTTTTCGCGTTCCTTTGTCTGTTTTCGGGTTGACTTTTTGAAGTTCGGTTAATATCACTGGAGCCAAACGTTCATAGACAATATCGTTAATCCATTTACCAACAACGCCAGGCCGCCTATGTGTTAACGTCCAACTCCATCCGTGCATCCTATATATCATTTCAAAGAATGAATCGTTAAAAGTTTTTACCCAACGGCTTGCCTCGTCCGAAATAAATTGTGCTAAGAACTTTTGAAGTTCATCTTTCGCCCTATTCTTATCCTGTTGGTATCCGGTTACCTCGTCAACGAGGGCTATAATACCGACTTTTGCAACGGAGCGAATAATGATATCCGCATTGCGAACGATCTTCGTATCATCGAAATCGCCGGCACGATTTGCATCTATTATGATAGAACAAATATCGACAAGCAAAGTTACTTCATATCCGTTAGTATCTGATTGCGAGCCACCTGCATCGACGCGTTTGAACTTTATAGGATTAGAAAGGCGCTCTGCTATACTTTGATCCCCGGCATAAAAATATGGAGATAGTCCTTTTATATTGCAAAAACTCTTCATCCACTGTCCGCTTTTGCTGTCATACCCTATTGCCTTCTGAACACCGCGTCCGGAAAATACACGTGTTCCGTCCTCTAATACATAACATGGTATTTCAAGATCACCTAATTTTAGAGGTGTCTTATCCGATCCGTAAATTGACTTTAATAACCTGTCCATTTATTTCAATATTTATTTTACTTCTAATTTACTTACATTTTCTTTCAACTCCTCCACATAGTCGATCAGCGCTTTCTCACTGTCGAATGTGAATGTTTCCCTCTGACGACGCACAAAGGCGACGAAATCACCAGAGTTATCAAAGAAGTCCCCAACTTCACAACCTATGGCTGCTGCATATAACTGGGGTGATATCCGGCAGTCCGCCTTGGTTCCGTGGCTTTATTCCCGGCTTGAAGTTCCGCCAAAGTTTCACTAACCAACTCGAGTTGCATCCGAGTATCTTCGTTAATGTCATTTTGGTCTTTGAATACTTCTTCTACGTACTCTTTGAGTTTCAATACTTCTCCTTGAAGTTCTGCCACCCGATCCACGGGAGGATTTGTAAGAATCTGTCGCATTGCCACGAAAGCCCGCATAATTGCCCTATTTACCCGTATCGCTGTATCGCTACGCAAGACACTCGAAAGCATAGCCACTCCCATTTCAGAAAAGGCGAATGGCATATAGCGACGGCCACCCCAATTTGAGGACGCATTTTGTGATGTTAGACTTGAGGTCGCAATTTGCGTCCTCAAAATCTCATATTCTTTTTCCGAGAGTTCGAACATGAAATCGTCGCCCTCGAAACGCTCGATATTGCGCCTTACGGCTTCTTTCAGTCGTTTTGTCTCCACTTGATAGAGTTCCGCCAAATCGAAGTCCAGCATCACCCGCTGCCCCCGTATCTCATATATCTTGCTTTGTATAGGTTGTAGTTCCATGTCTTTATCTCTCGGTTCCAAATATTTAGCCGCCGTTAATTCTTGCTGGGTATCGTCGCGTCACAAAGATAGTAAATTTATGCGTTGCGTTGGATGGCACAAATAAAAAACCGAGGCATTTGCCTCGGCTTATTTTAAATTTTGGCGAATTCGCCAAAAATAATGTTTTAGCAACTTATTTTTTGATAAAAGTCTTGTCGTTATTTTCAGTTAACCCATACTTTCGCATTTTAAATGAATTATCTGATTCTATGGATATTATACGTTTATCTTCTCTTCCATTAATCTCGCCACTTTCTGAATAGGAGTAAAACGAAATAATAGCATCACTATTATTTACACTAACGGAGTAATAGCAGTTTTCCTTTATTTCAAGTAAATGGTCATTAAAATATTCAACAAGATGAGCTGTCCCATAAACAACAATTCGACCATCAATTACAGACACTTTTTCTTGGGCTGACGAATATGGAGTAAATGTTATTTCTTCTGTTTCAGTAGTATTAGTAACAGGACTATATAGTGATCCGACAAACTTACCATCAAGGACTTGTAGGATGTCTTTTTCGACTTTAGAAGGTAGGTTATTATTCTCTTTATCTTTAGAACAAGCAATAAAAGCCATCGAGGCAATGGCTATACATAAGAGTAAAAACTTTTTCATATTTCTAATTGTATTGGTTAGTGCCGCAAAATTATAAAATTCCCCCCCCCGCCAAATTTTGAAAGTAAAATTTACTCCTGATGTAAAAAATAGTGCAAAATCCTTTGTGAATTAAAAATAATTTCCCATATTTGTAACGCTTACATAAACTCAAGAGTGCACAAGATGCACCATTATTGGTGCTTTTTTTGTGTCGGAAATTGAACATACGAACGGGTAACCCTGTGGCGTTGCTGTAATGGCGCGCCAACCTCTTGAGTAAAGATGTAAGCAGCAGGTAGTACCCGTTCGTTTTTTTGTTTTATTAAATGCTTACATCTATGAAAAAACAATCGCTTCCGGAAACGGATTATCAAACTCGCTGCATCGAAGCCGAGCGAAAAGCGCAAGATTTCGAAAGCGCCTACTTCAAGGCCGAAGAGCGCTATTCCAACCTAATGGACGCCTATATCAAACTACAAGGTTACTATCTTGAATTGCTGGGCGCTGAAAAATCACCCCGCAACAAAATCAAAGAGATCGACCCGTTTATTCTGGTCAAGATGGGCCGCGGGATGAATATCGCTCAATGTAAATAGACCAACAGCTATGAACAATATACAAATCTTCAATAATGAACAGTTCGGGCGTGTACGGATTATTATGTCCGACGAAAACAAGCCGATGTTTCTTGCGAATGATGTAGCGAGATCATTAGGATATATGCGGACAGCGGATGCAATTTCAACACATTGTAAAGGGGTCGCCATTTTGCCGACCCCTACCGATGGCGGCATTCAAAGGGTGAAATACATCCCCGAATCCGACGTTTACCGTCTTGTCATGCGGTCGAAGCTCCCGCAGGCCGAACAGTTCCAGGACTGGGTGTGCGATGAAGTTCTCCCCACGATCCGCAAGACTGGCGGATACATGTCGGCCAAAGAGACGGACACGCCCGAAATGATAATGGCACGTGCCGTGCTGGTAGCCAATGACACTATAGCCCGCCAGAAGCAACAGTTGGAGCAGGCACACAAGCAGGTCGCAGCGCTCGCCCCGAAAGCCGAACTAATGGATAAAGTACTGGACACAGACCAGAAGATCGACGTCGGGCAGGCGGCAAAGATTTTGAACCTTCCCTTCGGCCGCAACACGCTCTTTCAACGGCTCCGTGAACGCGGTATATTCTTCTGCAATCGCAATGAGCCTAAGCAAGAGTATATTAACCGGGGTTATTTCGAGTTAAAGGAGAAGTTAATAGACCGCAACAACCACGAATCGTTCACGGTTATAAAAGTCCTCGTGACGCAGAAAGGGTTGGATTTCCTCGCAAGACAATTCGAAGTAGTCCAAACGCCAAAGAAGATGGCACCGATAAAGTAACCCCCGTATACCACTATTTCCACACCACGTTGGGGGCGCCTCGCAGAAATGCGGGGCGTTTTTATTCCCTTCCTTCCAACCTCACTACAAAGTGTAGTTAACTACATCCTAACGGTGTAGTGTAGGAGGGTAAAAAAGTCAGAGAAAAATTTGCATTTTGCTAATACGTGCATTATATTTGCAGCACGAATAAGATATAGACGTACGGGTCTATCCGTATAATGTGTAAATGAAAACAACTGTATAGAGCCCTAAATAGTTATTTTAGGGCTCAATTTTTTTAGCTACTAACTACACTAAATTTATGGCTGCAAATAAATTTTTCCAGCAAGAGCTTTTTAAATTCTCCATTTTCCCAAAATATCAAAGTTGCATTGATGATTTGGCTACAAATCTTGCCGACCCAGAGGAGTGGGACTTTTCAGATGACAAGAGAAAAAGTCACTCTATACTGAAAAATTATTTAGAACACATCTTCCGAAAATTGAGAGCAGAAAACAAAATCTGCTTTACAGCCAATAACGAGTATTGCTGCTTCAATACTGGGCTTGTCACTAAAAACCTGGAAGAAATATTTGCCTTCTTCTTCAAAAATAAAAATCAAGGTGAAGGAGTTCCGCCCTATGTTTTTAAATGTTTTTGCAAAAAAAGCGATGGTGCATTATTGCGAACATTTAAATCATCTTTGCCCAAGATAGCAGATTTTTTTCAAAAACCCGAAGACTTACTTTTTAATCCCAACTGCGAACTTATTCCCGATATAGATCATATCATCCAAGATAACCTAAGTCGTTTCCCAGCTGCTATGCAAGGGAGTGGTGATGCTGAAATTCGTCGCCGGTTGGAAGGGGCTATTGATGAAGCTCGTAAAAAAGTGAGAACGAACTATAAAACTGCGGTGCCCCAATTCTATGGCAATAGGATTCAACTATTGTTGCCACTATGTTTAACACCCAACTCCCCCAATCCTGATTTAGCATTGGTTGTACATAAAATTGAAAATAACACATATACCGCACGCACATGTCTGACGCTTAAAATGGCTTATAATAATGCCCGATTAATTGTTAAGCCTCAGAGCACATGGTTAAAACCGTAAAATCATACGTAATTTAATACTGCCATTGTATTATGACTAAAGTAGGGAGAAATCCCTGCTTTTTTATTGATATTTTTACAGCTCCCCATTGTTATTAAAATGCACAGTCACACATTTGCACAGAGGCTTGAGGAATCGCCGAGCCCTTGATGCAAATGATTATTTACTCTCCGACAGGAACAGAAATATTGGACGCGCCAGTCACCAAAGAGGCTATCATCAAATATGTCCTCATGGGAGACTACTATATCGAGCTGCCCTTTAATCTCCTTGAATCAACGACATTTGCTCGTGGTTCCTACATCACATATAAAGGCCGCAAGTTCGAGATTATGTCCACGGTGCGCCCGGAGTTCGACAATAAGACCGGCGGCTATAAATATACGCTCAAATTCGAGGCTCAGCAAAACCACATGAAGCGTTTCGTATGCTTCTGGCTGGGTGGGGACAATCCCGAAGCCGTATTTCACAACACCACAGACCTCGAATCCTTCGCGGCGTTGATCGTCGCCAACATGAACAAGCAGCTCGGAGGCGAAAACTGGCAGGTAGGCACGATCACCGTTGACAATCCTAAAGCTACGAAGCTCGTATCGTTCAATGGCGATAAGTGCTGGGACATCCTCAATACGATTGCCGAAACCTTTGAGACGGAATGGTGGACAGAGGAAAACGGCGACCTCGTATCGTTATGCTTTGGCAAACTGGACTTCGGAACCCCCGAAGAGTTCAGACAGGGGAATGTAGTGAAAAACATTCCCGCAAAGAAAGGGGATGATTCGAGCTACGGCACCCGGTTCTACGTCTTTGGCTCTACTCGCAATCTTACAAGCGACTATGGGCAAGCTCCGCAAGGAGGTGAAACGAATCATGTATCTGAAATTCGGCTTCGCCTGCCGGACGGACAGCGGTATATCGACGCAATACCTGGTCTTTCGGGAAGCGACATTGTGGAGCAGGTCGTGTTCTTCGATGACATATACCCCAAGAATACGGAGACTGTCACCAGCATTGAGACCGTAGACCGGGAGATCATCGAAGGGCAAACGGATAAGGCGTATGTCATGTACTGCAAAGACACGCCGTTCCGGCCTTCGGACATGATTAAAGGCGAAACCCTAGGTGCTACCTTCACGAGCGGCAGTCTTATGGGGCGGGATTTTGAGCTAAGTATAAACTACAAACCAGAGACGTGGAAACCGGAGGATGGATTTGATAAGAAGTTCGAGATCATCGCGCAAGTAGAATCATCCGGTGAAAGCCAACTTATCATCCCCAACGAAAGCCTGCATCCCGAGCCTGGAGATACGTTTGTCATAACAGGCGTAAAACTACCTAAAGAAAGGATCGAGGAGGCTGAAAAGGAGCTCTTGAAGGCCGGGGAATCATATGCCGCGAAACACAGCAGCGACACGGACGTATACGACTGCGAAACTAATCCCGTATACTGCCAAGAAAACAAGAAGAATTACGATGCCGGGCAAGCGGTTCGCCTTGTGGATCCACGCTTCGGAGAAAGCGGCCGATTATCACGCATCCAGGGATACGAAAAAAAACTATATAACGAATATATCGCCACATATACGGTAGGCGACAATACGGCATATTCTCGTATCGGCAACATAGAATCGGAGGTGAAGGCAAACCTGTACGCACAGCGCATAGGCGTTACCGAATCGGGAGCCTCAATCTACCTTATCACCCGCTACGATTCCACTGCCGCCGCAGACTACAATGCCTATTCCGCCAAGCGTGCACTATGGGAATTCGCTAACAAACAGTTCCCGGACACATTCAAAGGTAAAATGACCTTTGACGACGGTGCCCAGTTCGGGGGGTTCGCATCCGGCATGACTGGCTTTGGCGGCATAATCGACAAGAAAGGGAACGCAGAGATGCAGAGCCTGAAACTTCGGGGATTCCTGGAGGTGCCGGAACTCCGCTACAACCGTGTCGAAATATCCATGGGCGATACGTGGTATGCTCCAAGTGCCGGGATCATCGAAAGCGTCGACACCACGGCCCAAACCATCACCCTCAAGCTCGAAGAAGGCGAGATCGGAAGTCCTCGGGTCGGGGATATATGTATGGGCATCTTCCACAATTTGAACACTTCGGAGAATGCAACCGCGGATTATGACGACGGCCGTGGCAACAGGCGCTTTGCCGGGTTCGCTACCTGCTATTTCCGCATCACCGAAGAGCTGGACACTGCAACTTACAAGACATTCAAGTATCAACTACGCCCGGTATCGGGAGCTTACCCCACCCAATATCATCCGGCGGCGTCGATGACCTTCGTGGGCTATGGCTCCTTCTCGAATGAGGATCGGCAGACCTCCCGCTACGAAACTCGGACATACCAGCGTTATTTAACGGGAGTTTCCGATTGGGAGTTCACTGCGTCCAATATCGCCGCGCAATATGGCGACCTGTCAAACCTGTCCATATTCGGAATAGAGATGAGGGGGTATTCGGCATACCTGAACAACATCTATATGTCGGGCGTCATCCAGCAATTCACGCCCGGCGGCGAAGAGGTGCCCACGATCATAGACCGCGGAGTGTGGAGCGCCACGGAAACATACAACCGCAACGACGACGTATATTGGAACAACGGGCACTGGCGCTGTCTGGTCGACGGCACCAAGACCGAGCCCGGCAAGGATGCCGAGGAGTGGGTATACTTAGGCGGATACGGGATGCTCGAAACGGTCAGCATATTCAAAAAATCGGAGAGCGAACCGGCGAAACCTACGGAGCTTAAAATACCGCCCGAAGGTTGGACTACGGAGACGCTCCCGATGTCGGATCAACGTCCTACATGGATGTGTACCGGCACCGTTGTCGACGGAGAGGTCAAATCATGGTCTGATCCTCAGCGTATATCCGGCGAACACGGCACGGATGGCAAGGACGGCAAGGATTACGAGTGGATCTTCGCACGTACATCGGAATACAAAGCCCCTGCACAGCCACCCACCGCGCAGCAGGACGATTACATTCCCTCGTCCTCCGAAACCTCGGACGGGCAGGTGTGGACGGACGATGCCGTCGGGCCCGATAACGACAACCCTTATGAGTGGGCAAGCAAGCGTGTGAAAGTAAATGACACGTGGGGCGAGTTCACACACCCTGCGCTTTGGGCAAAATTTTCGTTCGACGGAGCGCCGGGTGTCGACGGAACCGATGTAGAATGGATATTCAAACGCACAAGTTCCAACACGGCCCCGAATACGCCGTCTGGCAGCGACGAAGACGGATATGTACCGAGCGGTTGGACGAACAACCCCACGGGCCCGAATTCCGAGCGCCCCTACGAATGGACTTGCGTACGCTATAAGACAGGCGGACACTGGAGCGGATATTCAGCAGCGTCCTTATGGGCGAAGTGGTCATTCGACGGCGCGGATGGTGTGGATGGTGAAGGTGTAGAATACATATTCACGCGTACGGAAACCGAGGATCCGGGCACCGTTCCGGATGTTCCCGATGTTGCGGAATACGATAATCCCCCGGCACCATGGACGGATGACCCCACGGGAGTAGATGCCACATATCGCTACGAATGGGTGTCGAAACGCAACAAGGTGGAAGGTGTTTGGGGCGCATTTTCCTCGCCCTCGATTTGGGCGCGGTATTCTTACGACGGACAACCGGGAAACTGGACATCCTATGTATTTAAAAATAGCGATACGGAGCCCGCAAAGCCTACTTCGTCCGACCCCATTCCGTCCGGATGGAGTGACGCGCCCACTGGTGTCGGTATATGGTGGATGTCCAAGGCTACGATAGACGCATCGACCGGAAAGGCCGGGGCGTGGTCGACACCTATCCGCGTAACGGGCGAGGATGGGGAGCCGGGGCCGCATACTGACTTCAAATACGCCAAGAATAACAGCACCACCACGGCGCCGGCGCTGGTCAAAACGGATCGCACCCCCGCAGGTTGGAGCGACACCCCGCCGTCGCTCTCTTCGGGTGAATATCTGTGGATGACGCAGGCAGAAATAGACGCCAACAATAATCTGTTGCACCCGACGGTGGGCTGGGCAACTCCGGTACGCATATCGGGAGAGCAGGGCCCAAAGGGTGATGATGGCAGCCCGGGCGAAGACGGCAAGGACGGCTTGCAGGGTTGCATAATCCGCCTCACGGAATGGGCGTCGGGCGTCGAATACCGCAATGACCTCGACCTTGTCTCCAATGGCCCCAGATACATAGACATAGTTACGATCTATGCGAACAACAAACAGTTGAAATTCCAGTGCAGCCAAACGCACACTTCGTCGAACTCCAACAAACCGACGGCGGGATCCGCGTCGGCATATTGGCAACAACTCAACGACATGGTGCCGATATATACGCCCCTGTTGTTCGCAGAGAATGCCGTCATCAACTTCCTGCAAGGTATGGAGTTCGTGGTGCACAACTCCAAGACAGACATTTCCGTGAATACTATCATCGCAGGGCTCGTGGGTGGCGATATTCCACTGTTCGTCGGAAGCAATACCCCGTCGAATGCGCCGTTCAGGGTCGCTAAGGACGGGTCATTCGTGGCCACCAAAGCCGATATTACAGGGACTATCAACGCATCGAACGGAACGATAGGCGGATTTGAAATAGGAGAGAGTTGGCTAGTGTCGCAAACGTCTCAGGGTAAAGAAATTTGGTCTAACAGACTGTCGGCCGCGCGGGTACTACTGGAATGCAAAGGGGGCTCCTATACAAATTCTTTTGATGCAATGGCGTATCCATTAGGTTCATCGGGTTATTCCGACCATTCTGTGCTATCCGTGGCAATAAACAGAGAATCATATGACGCCACGAATAGATACAACATCGGAATTAATGTATCGGCCGAGGGGGAATATAATGAAAATTCACAGATAGGAGATATTCCAAATGGCAATCATGCCATATTATTGAGAAATGGGGACATATGCGGATTCAGGTTATTCAGCCGGACATTGACTGGTAGATGGACGCTTAATGATTATGAATCAATAGTATTCAATGACACAGCGAGCATGAATTACGTTACACTCCCGTCCGAACCAAAAGACGGACAAATATATTTTATCAGGAAGATTGGGAAGGGTAATGTAACAATTCAAACTGGGGGACTTACTCACGTAATTATGCAGAACGCTGGTAGTAGTACTCGGAGTGTAGTTTTGGATTATGGCTCACTCGCTATTCTGATGTGGAACAAAGACGGACAATACTGGACTGCCAATGACTGTCCTACAATGTAATGAATTATGAAAGTATTGAATTTAAAAGAATTTAAACTGTTCACCGACATTTCCCACGCCGGGCATATTGTCGTCGACGCCCGGAAAGAGTTTGCCAACGCCATATACATGGGCATGAACGGCATCGTGGCGCATGACCTGGCATTCCGCATCCTCCACAGCGAAGGTGGCATCGAAGTTTCCGACGAGGAGGAATCGATTATCGTCGATACCGCAAAGATGTGCAAGCCGGTCTTCTACGACAGTATCATGTCCGCTCTCAAAAAAGAATAAACGCTCGAAAGGAATATGAAACGCATTCGGATAGGCAAGGACATAGAGATACATTGGCCGATACTTACCAATGGAAAGCAGGTAGCACTCGAAGGGCGCGACCTGAAACTCTTCGTCCATTTGCCTTCGCATATGGACATTCCCGTCGATTTCACCACCGAAGGCAATACCGCAATTTTTATCATAACCGGAGCGATGCAAAAATCCATCGGGGTGTACCGCCTTACCATGTGGGAAAATTTACAGAAAAGCGGGCAAACAGCGGTTGACTATTGCAACGCCTTCGAGTTAGTTCCTACGACCTGTATGGAGGGTGGTGAAGATGACAATAACCTTACAACGGAAACTGTCGACCTTGAGGCGTCAAGCCTTGTTGTTGGATTGCCCGGCGAGAGTGCTTACGAGGCATTCAAGAAATACAACCCGAATTCCGAACTTACGGAGGAAGAATATGCCGAGGCCCCTATTAACGCTGCAAACGCCGCGAACGAGGCGGCAAAAGCGGCAAATGACGCCGCAGGTAAAATTGGGGATATTGACAAAGCCCTTGCCGAAAAGGTCGACAAGGAAGAAGGGAAAGGGCTTTCGACGAACGACTACACCGACCAGGAGAAGGAGAAGCTGGCCGGGCTCTCCAACTACGACGACACGGAGATAAAGCAGGAGTTGTCCGACAAGGTGTCCAAGAAGGAGCTGACGGAGGCTGCAGCGGGCACGCTGACTGAGGCGAAGTCGTACACGGACACCGAGGTCGAGAAGTTGAAAGAGGAAATAGGTGAAGGTACCGGTCAGTTACTGTCCATAATTGACAAAGGCATAATCGCAGGAGACGCGGATACGCTCAAACAGGGCAAGGCATACACGGACACTAAGACGGCAGAACTATGGAATAATGTCGGCGATACGTTTGACGCTATGTCCGAGGAGCTCAATAGCAACATATCCGGCGGGGATACGCAGACACTGACCGAAGCCAAAAACTATACAGACAAGGCGATCTCTGAAATTCCCACCCCGGACGTAAGCGGGCAGATCGAGCGGCACAACACCTCCCCCACGGCGCATCCCGACATCCGGGAACTGCTCAACACCTGCGTAGGACTGCCAGAGTTCAACGACAAAACCTACGAGCTGACCTTCACGACAAAGGGCGGTGCGAAGTTCATCATCGACCTGCCTATCGAGATGATGGGGCTGCATTACAACGAGGATACCCAATCTATCGAGTTCGTAAATGCCGACGGCTCCATATCCTCCATTCCGGTTTCTTTCTTCGTGAAAGTATATGTCGGCTCTATCGGTTCCGAGATACAGGTTACGGTCGAAGGCTCCGAAATCCGCGCCTCCCTGCTCAACAACACCGTATCCTGGGACAAGTTGACACTTGCATTGCAGGAGATGATTCAGAGCAAGGCCGACCGCACGGAGCTTCCCACGAAACTGTCGCAGTTGCAGAACGACCCGAACTTCGTGACATCGGAAACCCTCGAAACCCAGTTGACGCCTATCAAAACCGAGTTGGGCGGCACAGTGCGCCTCGGGGAGGAAATAGGAGAGAGCTCTACCCCGCCTCCTATACCGGACACGGGCGATGAAATAACCGAAGTCCTCGCGCACTCGGACTGCACGCTCGAAGAGCGCGTAGCGCACCTCGAAAGGCTGCTCGTGGGAGTGCTCTCGGGCAAAGTGCTGATCCCGGAATTGCAGGTGAAAAAACTGGGCGTGTGGGGCGACAACAACCTCGTCGTCACGGGCGAGGGCGCACCATCGAAAGCCCCCGACCGCGCGGGGCAGTTCTATGTCGATACGAAGAACAACGCGGTCTACCACTCCGTAGGCAACGGCGCGGTGTCGGACTGGAAGAACGCTTAAACAACATACAACATGTCACAAGTCAACAAATACGCCGACAAGGCGGGTTACACGGCCGACAAAAACCGCAAGGACACGCAGTCGGCGGTGTCATACATCGAGGACGACGGGATGCTCGTCTACGACGGCGTGAACGTCGTGGTGGACAAGCCGGCCGCCGGGGTGGGCGACCTTGCGGTCTTCGACAAGACCACGGGTACTATCCGCTTCGTCAAGGGCGCGACGCTGCTTCCTGCACAGTTGCCGCCCGAGCTTGTCCCGGTGGCCGTGGTCTATGCCCGGCAGGGCGAGCGGGTGCTGATCGTGTCGCTCCGTAATGCGGCATCCGAAGTTAGATGGGCCTACTCTTATGAGGTTGCATTGTCGGACTTCAACCTCGCCGCGGGCGGTGAATTCACACTGAACATCTATATCCGCGAATTCTCGTTTACGTACCCTGCGGGTTCGACATTGGCAGACATTGCCGCACTTATAAATTCTAAACCGGAACTCAAAGCTACATACTCCTGGGTAGCCTCCGCCTCCGAAGAGCTTTCAGCTGTTGTCATGACATGTGATGCATGGACTACGATAGAGGGGCACAAAAAGATTTCGGCAACAGGCTGCACGTTGACGCGCCGCGCCGTGGATGTGGATTACCAGTCGATTCTTGCAGGCTTAATAGACACTCCCGAGGAATATATCCGTCGCAAAAACGGTGCGGATGCGGATGCAGCCGGTGGTATCCTCGACCAGTTCGCGGAATATTATTCCACACATGGAAAAGCAGTCTCGGGTCAGAAGCCGGGCAGCAGCGTAATCATTCAGGAAAGCGTCTTCACCGAGGCCGACAACCCCGATCTGGTTGCCGTGTATCCGACCTACAAGGACTACCTGTTCGCCGAGCACATGGTACAATATCCTACGGCGTTCGGGACGATGTTGCAGGATGGCAAGATCAACACGAACCTGATCGGGCGGCTTACCTTCAAGGATATTTACGGCAAAACACAGTATCGCTACCCGGCTGCCGCCGCAGCTCTCGACTTCGGCATCACCGTGGAAGGGATGACGACGGGACTGGAGGCGGGTGCATGGTGGCTGCCGTCGTCGGAAGAGGTCTACCTGCTGATGCACGACAGGGTGCGTTTCGTCGCTGACGTGGAGAAAGACCCCGTAAACCGTACCCTCTTACGCTTGAAAGCTACCATGTGCTATGGTTATAATTATTATGTCCATACTTCGTGCGAACAGGCGCTGGGAAACATATTTATTTACAGTGGAGGCACTGGCACCGTGGGCTACACCGGCAAGGTTTATAAATTCGCAGCCCGCCCGGTCTGCGCCTTATAATTATCTGAACCATGGAAACACAACGACAGATCGACATCCTCGAATCGCGGCAGCTCGAATTACGGGCAGTCATGGCCAAGTCCGACGACAGGGCGGCCAAATGCAGCAAGTCCGGCCTTGACTTTCGGGCTACCTATCCTCTGGATTATGAGGAGTACGAAGCGGCCAACGCGGAGTACAACGCGAACGAAAAGACCCTTGCGGAGCTCAAAGCCAGGCGTGCCGAAGAGCTGGCCGCCGAAGAAACGGTTATGGACTTTCAAAATATTGAGCAATGAAGATGTATATGACCAACAAGCCCAACGGCGAGCCGTTCTATCCCGTAACCGTAGCCGAGGCCGTGCTTGTTTCCGAAGGAGAAACTTTAGCCGCGGTGCTGCAACGGCTCGAACAGAGGATCGCAGAATTGGAGAAGTCGGAAGCGGCGCCCCAGGCGCAGACGAACGTGTTGCCCGAACAATAGAATACACTCTATGGAAGCATTGTGGAGATTTATAGAAAGGCTCTGCGAAAAAGTATGGCAGGTGTTGATCGGTGCCCTGGTGTACATGTTCAACGCCATAGCCCCCATACACGACATACTGACGGCCTGCATGATTATATTCGCCGCGAACTTTTTCACGGGCCTGTTCGCCGGCGTGCTCGTACAGCACGAAGGATTCATATTCCGCAAGGCTTTCAAGTGCATATCCGAGGCTGCGGTAATATCGGGACTGATGGCCATGATACTGCTCGTCGGGGACAACATCGACAACCACGACGGGGCGATGTCGGCGATCTCGCTCGCAGTATATGCCCTGATATATTTCTATGGGGTCAACATCCTCAAGAACCTGAACCGCATATTCTCGAAGAACCGATACATCGACTTCCTGTACTATGTGCTCTCGTTCGAGATGATTAAAAAGATTCCCTATTTGGAAAACTACAAACAAAAACAAAAGGACAAATGAAAAAGAAATGGATCGTATGGAGCATCGTTGCGGCCGTGGCCGTAGTGCTCGGAATCGTATTCCCGCGTTACATCCTCGTGGGGGTTGTTTGTGCTATGGCCGGATGGGTCGGGCATATCCTGTACACTAAACACCTCGCGCAATGACACGAGGGCTCAGAAACAACAACCCGCTCAACATCGAGAAGACACGGGGCGGCAATCCCTGGCAGGGTGAGGTCGTACCGTCGAAAGACAAGCGTTTCGCGCAATTTACGACGGTGGCATACGGCTATCGGGCTGCCTTCAAGCTGTTGAACAACTACCAGCGTAACTACGGGTTGGACACGATCCGCAAGATGATCGGCCGCTGGGCCCCGTCGGAGGAGAACCACACGGACGTCTATGTCCGCACCGTGGCGGAAAGATCGGGGGTGCCCGCCGACAGCCGGATCACCACGACCAACCGCGACGTGATGGTTCCCATCGTAGCTGCGATGTCGTTCGTAGAGAACGGCGTCGAGGCCAAGATGCTCGACGTGCAGGCCGGGTGGGATTTGTTCGTAAAGGCATGAAAAGATTGCTCCTCTACCTGCTCGCCGCCCTTGCGGTCGGGGCGCTCCTCTTCGGCTGGGGATACCGCCGGGGCGCCGCGTCGGTGGTTGTCGAAGAAACAACGCGCATCGACACGGTGTTCTACCCGCGGCCGGAGCCGCTGCCCGGCACGTACCGCTTCGCCGACATCTCTGTGCCGGTGTTGCTCTTCGCGCCGCCCGACACGTTAACGGAGACCGTCGTTGTGAAAGTCGGGGCAGACAGCGTGCAGATGAAGGTGGCGATGGAAACGCGCCCCTACTCGGACAGCACCTACCGGGCACAGGTCAGCGGGCCCCGGATCGGCAACCTTCGGCCGACGCTCGACTGGATAGAAACATACGACCGCACGACCATCCGACAGCAGGTAGTCACCCGGCGAAGCCGCTTCGCCCTGACCGCCGGGGTCGGGGCGGCGTACACGCCGCAAGGGTTCCAGCCTACGGTCGGCGTAGGAGTAGGTGTTATTTTATGGCAATTCTGACAGGTATGAAGATAATTTATAACGACATCATCCCCTTCAAGGGATACAAGGCTATCAATCTGTTCGGGATCGTATTTGCCCGCAAGTCCGCCCGCCCGTTGTCGGATAAAAATAAAAACCACGAAGCGATACACACCGCACAGATGCGAGAACTATTATATGTGCCCTTCTACATCGTCTACCTATTGGATTGGGTATTTCACGGTTTCAAGTACCGAAGGATAACTTTCGAACAGGAAGCATATGCCCATGAAGATAACCCTGAATACCTTGAAATACGAAAACACTACGCGCAATGGAAGAGATGATTTACATATACTGGGATGACTTCCCATCGGTTGTAACCGAATAACGGGCCTTAGGGTACGGGCATAAAAAAGTCCCCAACGCTTTCCCGCATATACCACTATACGATTGTGCCAACGCACCACATTGAGGACTTATTCCTTGAATCGGTGTGTTGGCTTTTTGTATAGTGGTATAACAAATTTATAATAAAAAATCGGGAAAGTATATGCGTAAATCAGAGCTTTTTGCACAAATACTCGAATGTGTTGCATTTGAAACTGAAATAGCTAAGGAACAAATCCTTTCGAAGGATAAATTTCAAGATGTGGTCGATGCGCGCTACATGCTCGTACACTTCTGCCATAAGAACGGCATGTACACCACCGACATCGCCCGGATGATGCGGTTCTCCCGACGCGCCATAGAGAAGATGGTCTCCGGATTCGATGAACGCAAGCGATACAGCCACCCTATATTCGAAATACAGTGCGAACTTATTGCGAAGAAGTTGCCTCCCATCTGCGCCCCAATGAATTGATATGCCTGCCGCCCGCAGCCACCTTTGCAATGTTGCAACAGGTGAACGCCCGGCCTTGACAGGGGCGGCAATCATTCAATAATCATTAAAAATGGGTTCGGATAAAACTTATATTTTCGATGGAGGCGGCTCGGGTGGCGGCCTTGACATCGCGGCTCTCGTCTCGTCAATGATGGGCAACAAGGGCATGGATCCCAACCTCGTAGCGGCACTCATGAACGGTAATAATAACCGTGGTGCATGGGGCGGTGACGGGTGCTGGTGGATCTGGATCATCCTGCTGTTCTTCTGCTGGGGCGGCTTTGGTGGCAACGGCTTCGGCGGTAACAACGCCAATGGCCTTCCTGCGCAGCTCAACGGTGACGCCGGACGGGAACTTCTTATGAACGCAATCCAAGGGAACGGCGCAGCCATCAATCAGCTGGCATCGTCGCTCAACTGCTCTACGCAGCAGATTCAGAACACGCTGTGCAACATCCAGGGCACCCTCGGCATGTCAAGCCAGCAGATCATCAACGCTGTACAGTCGATGGGATGCCAAATCGGCAACCAGATCGCCGCGTGCTGCTGCGATATGAAGCAGGCCATCAATGGCGTCAATGTGGGCATGGAGCGCGGATTCAGTAGCGTTGCCTATGAAACACAACGTCAGACCTGTGATTTACAAAACACAATTCGCGAAACTTCTCAAAGCGGGACTACAGCGATAATTTCCAAACTGGATCAAATGCAGGCAGCTGCATTGCAGGATAAAATTGATGCCCTGCGCGAAAAGAACAGCACGCTGACCACGCAGCTCAACCTCGAACACCAAAACGCCTACATGGCCGGTGTTGTAGGACAGGCTGTAGCACCCGTGAACGCCGCTGTAGCGGCTTTGCAGAATGACGTGAATAGCATCAAGTGCAAGCTGCCCGAAACGGCTACCGTGCCCTATTCGCCTATTGTCGGTGTGCCTACGTGTATTGCCGCACAATATGGTCTCGGATATGGTGCAGGGTTTGGCTTTGGGGGGAGCGGCGGATTTTGGGGATAATGCTATTATTCGCCGATAGGTGAAATGTTCTTTGACTTACTGATAAGAGGCTTCCCAATCCGAAAGCCAGCGCCAATGAAATCCTTTCAATGTGCGAGTTGGTTTTCGAATGCATTCATATATTCCTCCGATGTGAAATCCGTGTAATTGATGGGCTTCGGATGCTGTTTTATATTTTGCAACCAATATTCCATTTTTAATCTGGACAATTGGCTTTCTGTTTTTCTTGTTGGGTATTCTTCGTGCTTTTGCTGCACACTCTCTTGTGACAGGGTTAAGCATGTTCATTGAACGAGTACACCAACGAAGATTACGTGCCACATTGTTCGTCCGGTTCCCATCTATATGGTCTACATATGCATAGTTATTAGGATTGGGGATGAACGCTTTAGCAACAAGCCTATGGACTAATTCAGTCTTATCTACTCCGTGTAGGGATGTAAGTCTAACTCTCAAATATCCTCCCCGATTTGGGCGAGGAGTTAATATGCGAGGTTTAGTCGTCCAACTATTGTTATTACCTCCGCTCACGCGATGGGATAGCGATGAAACCCTACCATAATCAGATACCGCGAAATAGCCGAGCGTACCATCAATAATACGCCATTCTTCTCCTTCGAGAGCAACACTCTCTATGAATTCCCGATTTGTCATTGCCAAACAATTTAGTGGTGCCAAACGAGAAAAAGAGGGAAGGACGTTTGGCAAGCCCTTATCAGTTGGTCATGACTCCAACCTATCCCGATGTAAAATTAGTTATAATAACTTAAAATACAAAAATATGGCAGTATTCCCATTTCAGTATGTTAACCGCAGAGGCATACCGGTACTAAAAACTACAGGCGTGACAGTGGAGACCACAGGGGTTGTGTTTTCCTTTCCCAACCACGCATTTGCAAATTCGTGGTACCGGGGACTCGTGCTGGTTGAGTTGGTACAGGAAATCCCTGCCGGCACAACGGGAACACTTCCCGTGCTGTTTGAAACCAACGGGCAAAATAAGAATCTGACGACGTACAACGGAGCAAATGTTACAGTATCGGATATTCCGGGGTCAGGGGTATACCAGATATGGTATGACAAGCAGACCGATACTTTGCAATTGATGACCGGTGCCGTCTGAATTAAAAAAACAATTAACCGAAAGACGGGGAGGAGGGCTCCTTCTCCCCTATCTTTCACAAATCATTAACCAAGATGTTTCAGAACTTGAGAAAAGGCTCCTTAGTCTACGTTTTCGACAACAGGGAACAGCCTAAGTTTTATACAGCCAACGTAAAAGATGTATCGGCACCGTATTTCCCGCCCCAAAAACCCGGGCAATTCTCGCCGATGCCGCAATTCATCAACATCTCGATAGAGGGCAACGAGCCCTGGGGCGTCCCTATGCAAGCGGACATCGTTTCGAAAGACGGCCTTACCGTAGCGACGACACGTGAAGTGTTGAAACCGACCATCATGGAGGCACAGCAGGCAAGCCGCGACATCGTGGAATCATTCGACAGGCACAAAGCCAACCTGAAGGTCTACGATGAGATCCTGATGCAGCTCGATCCCGAAGCTGCGCGTTCAAAAGAGCTCGAAGCCGAAAACAGGGAGTTGCGGAAGATGCTCGCTGACATGAACGAACGGCTGAGCCAGATACCGACGGCGGAAGAACTGAGGAGCCTTGTCAAGTCTGAACCACCTGCAAAAACAAAGTAACTATGGGTTGGAGAATCATAGGTGAAGGCCGTGGCGGCTTCGGCGGCCACGAAGAGGAGATGGAGCGAGAGCTCCGACGCGCCTACGAAGAAGGCTTTGAAGAAGGCCGGCGTGAAGGCCGTGGCGGATACGGTGAGCGTGGTGGCTACGGACAAGGTGGCGGCTACGGACAAGGTGGCGGCTACGGCGAACGTGGCGAGTATGACCGCGGCGGGTATGAGTATGACGACGCCTACGGCGAACGCCGTGGCGTAAGGGGTACAGGCCCCTATTCGCGGTATCGCAGGCGGTAAACCGGAGGGAGAGGGCCGCAGTGCCCTCTCCTATTTTAAATCGAAAAATATGGACAGGTTAGATACACATGAAAACTTCCCGGCAGGGTTCCGGGAATATCTCGAAAATTACGGTTGGCACTTTTCAAAGAAGATGTGCGAATTCGCCGTTGGCAAAATGAAGAAAAAGGATGCAAGCGGCAAAGAAACCCCTATTACGCCCTATTCAAACGACGAGGTTCACCAACTTCTCAAACAATATGGCGTAGAATTAAAAAACGATGTAGGATACAATGCTTGTTACGTTGCAAATATGGCAAAAGCAGACTTCCTTGGGTCGTCGTTACCGAATGAACAGTACTTGGCTAAATTCGTCAAAGACTATCTTGATGATATAGACGGCGCACCAACAAGAGCAATGGATGAATACTATGCAAAGACAATAGCGGAAGGCATTCCAATAATATGGGAGGACATGGTCTAATCACAGTACTCCCAGCGCATATTTCTATGTGTTTTTTGATGGCCGCTAAGACATTGTTGTATCCCTCTATATTTATATATGCCAGCCTTTGTTGCGGCAATTATTGAAGGATATACAGTTTCTTCGCCATTGATAGTTATGGATCGAATCTTCCGAGTTCCGAATTGTTTGCCATAAAAATAACACTTTGCACCAGACTTGGCCTTAGAAATACGATTTACAGTTATGGGATTCAGCAAGTTTTCACTAAGCGTACACCAGCGTAAATTTTCAATACGGTTATCTGTTATAATTGTATTGATATGGTCGATACATGGTTTATTGGCAATATTTGGTAAAAATGTCACAGCACATAGACGATGCACAGAACAACGCTTGTGTATGCCATGAACGGATAGCATGACGCTCAGATAGCCGTTTAAATACGGTGTTTGACGGATTATTTTACCACGATGAGACCGTAAATGATTATTCCTTGCATTGACTAATCTATCAAGGCTCTTTATGCGCCCCATAGTAGATGCTTGATAGAATCCCTCATAATTGGGAATGTCGCGCCACTCTTCGTTTGGCAAATTGTCTAAAGATAGGTTTTGATAAGGCTCCATATTGGACAAAAATAAACATTTTTTTAAGAATGAAAAATATCGCAACGCTCGTCCGTAACCTGCCTGCCGACAAGTACCAGGAACTGGCCGGGGCGGTGAACGACGTATTCGAGAACAAGCGCTTCAACCGGGCGCAACGAAGGAGACTGGCGCGAAACTGGCGCAAGTACGGGAAAAGGGAGGAAAAATGAAGATTCGGGACTTGAGTATTCACAAGTATGGATGGACGTTGCGCATATATTATGCCGTGACGTGCTACTATACGGGCGAAATACTCAAGTCCCTTACCGACATCGGATGCCCCGATACGGTTCTTCATCGCGTACAGGGGAATATGGTGAAGTGCGAAATGGATACGGGATTCACCTACTCCAACAAGGAGCATCGGCAAAGTGTCATCGTAATAGGGATGCACTCCTCGCCGTGGGAATTTCTTAACAGCTTTGAGCACGAACTGCGGCACCTCGTAGACGATGTAGCCCTTACTCTCGGCCTGCCGATGGCCGGAGAAGATGTAGCATACCTTACCGGCGAAATAAACCAGGCACTATGGGAAGATGTGCACCAATTCACCTGTTGTAAATGTAATGGACATGGAAAAAGATGACACCCAATACTGGATGGCGATGCTCGAAGTGAGCGAATGCTGCGCACCCATATTCGCTGCCGTCGTATGCGAGTTGATGAATACGATTTGATTATTCCAGAAGTTTCACCAGATCGGTTTTCATCTCCTCGTCTATGTCGCGGTAGCGGGCAAATGCTTTGCTGCCTTCGGTATGCCCCGACAAAGAGCCCACAAGGTTAGGGTCTTTGACCTGCTTATACAGATTCCCGATAAAAGTACGGCGCGCCATATGGGATGACGCAACTTGGTAGAGCGGTTTTTGCTCAGGCTCCCTGGTGACGGGGTTGAGTACACTTACCATGCGTTTCAATCCGGCAGCAAGGAAGCATTTTTTAATTGCCTCGTTATATTTTTGCTCCGAAATAAAGGGGAGCAGTAGTGCATTGTCAGGGGATGCGTATTTATTGATTATCTCCTTTGCAAGATTGTTCAACGGGACACGCACCGTCACCGGATGGCCTTCCTTCGTTTTGCGCGGGATATACTCAACAGCACCTTTTACTACGTTGCTCCGTTTCAAGGCTATCAAATCCCCCACGCGACACCCTATGAGACATTGGAATACGAATATATCCCGCTGTACCGCCAGTCGTGGATGCCTGGATAGGTTTGTATGGTATAGCTTGTTCCGCTCGGCGATTGTGATATAGATCGGGGAACCATATACAGCTTGTTTTATCTCCTTCTTCCGGAAAGGATTAGTTTGGATCAGGTCATTGTTTGCGGCCCAATTCAGGAAAGCCCGCAAGAGAATCATCTTGCTGACAACCGTATTGTGGCCACGCTGGTGTGGTATCCTCGAATCCTGCACCAAAGCATAGATATGCGGATATTCCTCGCATATATCGTGCTCCCGGCGATAAAAGTCCTCAAAGTCATCCAATACCTCGGGCGTTAGCATCCCCAGCGAAAGGGTGAAGGTGCGGTCGAAAATCCTTTTGTACAACTCGTAGCGCTTGAGAGCCCTCATAAGAACATTGAATGCCATCTTACGGCGCTCAGAAAACCCCTTCTTGGATACGTAACTTTCAAAGTGTGCCCATATATCCCTGTCTTGCGACAATCCTACAGAATAAGGCGTAATAACATCCCTGAGCCAACTCGGAGGCAAGCTAACCTTCCCTGCTCCTGCCTCTATGAACGATTGCATGACAAAAGATGTCAATGCCGATATTTTAGAATGTGCCTCGTTTGCCTGTTCGACGATCTCTTGTTGGGCAGGAGACATCATCCTGTAACGGGGAACAGAAACCGATTGTGTCTTGGCGCTCCAATATTCAGGCAGCACGAAAATACCGGTCTTGGCACGCTGGTTAAGGCGTCCGTGAGTAAACCGAATCAGCACCTCGTGTAAACCGCATGTATTCTCCTTGGCAGAGAGTGAATAGTAAATTGTCGCCATAATTGTTATATTTGCACGGATGCAAATATAAACAACCATATATTACTTCAATAATTTTTGGCGACTTTTTGGCGACTTATACTTTATCTGGTGATATTTCGGTCGTTTCATGACATCTGTAAAGATGCCGATACACACCATTGCAGCCAATTTTTGTTGCTTTATGCAATCCCAATGATTTCATGAGATAACATTACCTATAGTCCCGTCGGGACTACAAAGGCACAAGCGCACAGATTGCTGCGCTTGTGCTTTTTTGTTAGCGTCAATTCACAATCATTTATTCAACAAAAATAAGAACAAATTTTCATTAGTCAATAAAAAATAGCACAATTAAGCCACAAAATAATACATTCGGACATAATACCGGAAAGTCCGTACCCGAAGCGATACGGACTTTACCAAGACGTATTTCACGCCCCCGGGGACGTGCAGGTATGGGATATCAGCTGAGCGTCAGAATGAAAGGCGTACTCCGAGGCGGAGGGTCAGCGACAAGGAAGAATCGGTGCGCGAAGTGCGCAGGGTGGTTTCCGTAAAGTAGTGCGAAACCTCGGGCTCAAAGTAAAGCCCGACATAATTGCCGAGGCGGTACTGTGCCCCGACGGCCCCGGCCACCGACCACTGGACTTTGGGTTCGTCGACGGATTTGGTGCCGAACTTGGCGGACACGCATTTCTCGAGCATACCGCCCGCGCCCACGTACATCGAGAAACGCCCGGTTTCGAGGAACTGCCAGTTCAGGCGCAGGGGAACCCCGATGAAGTGGAGCTTCTGGCTGATATCCTCGCCGCCGGACTGCATGCTCACGTCCGACCATAACAACGTATAGTTCACACCGCTTTCGAGCGACAACCCGTACGCGAACTCCTTGCGCACCGAAAGGCCGAAGCTGAGCGGCTGGTGGTGGCGGAACGAATAATCCTCGTAATTGTATTTCAGCTGCGCCATCGTACCGTTGGTGCCGCCGACCAATACGTCGGACATCACCAGGTGGGAACCGACGCCGCCCGACGCCCCCGATGAGCCGGTCACGCCGCCTGCGGCGAAGAGCGAAACCGAAGTCCTGCGCCGGGGCCGCCTGTGTTCCTGCATGTCATCGGCCAGGTAATCGTACGTGCCCGGGTATTTGCGGGGCTGAACGGCCTGCC